TGATTGTCATGAGTAAAACCAGACACATGCTCCTCCTTAAAAGGAGGAAGCTTGTCTGAAACTTCTCTGATTGCTTTGGTCAATTCTTTTTTATTCATTATGCTGCTAAATATTTATATTGTGAATACTTTAAACTGTTAACATACAATCCTTTTGAAACTGCTGCATATTTTCTTCCTAATTCGGTTGCAAGGGATTGAACTCCATTAAAAATTACTCCAGTATTTATATCTATTATATTTTTTTTATTTGCATTACCATTTTTATTTTTCCATTCTAAACTTCTTAAACTTTGTACTTGTTTCATTTTTAAAATTGTTTTAGTACTGTGTTTTCTTCCTTTTTTTGCTTTGCTCATTTTAGCTTTAGTTTCATCAGAAGCTTTTTTGCCTGTATTAATTATTCTTAATTTTTCTTTTGTTACAGCAGACACCTTTTTTCCAATTGCTGATTTACTCATTTTCTCTTTAGTGTTATCACTATGTATAATACCTAAAATACCATCTCCTCCATCAGTCATATTTATTAGAATACCAGTCCCTTTATCTTTTCTTCCATATAATCCTATTAAATATTTCTCCCATGAGCAAGCGTCTGCACATGATAAATCTTCTATTATAATTTCTACTTTGTACCCATGTTTTTCAACAATACGCTTCCAGTGATTATTCCTTCCATCATTGCAATATGCCCTTTTTGTAGAACCTATCCCTATGTAGAATACAGCTCCAGTATCGTTCCTTGTATGTTGGTATAAAACTTTACTCATGTATCAAAAAATAAATATTTGAATTATACATGCAGTAGTAATCCTTACCTTCTATGGAGTTAACAAATTTGCCGATGTCTGAAAACTCAACCTTAGAGCCCGCAGGGCTCGAAGTATCATTTGAAGCAAATACAATTCCTCTATTTGTCTCCTTAGTCTTTAACATCTCTGGAATAATAATAAGGTTAGATGTAACCTCTTCTGTAATTGCCTCTATAAGTATATAAGAACCTACAGGAATTACTTTACCATCACGCACTAGGGCAATGGCGTTATAGTAATCCACTCCCCAGTACTCTACACCTTCGTGTTCAATAAGATTTTCGAAGTCGAGTGTTACATTAAAATTGAAGTAAAGCTTGTCTCCAACTTCTACGTTAGTGACGAAGTCATCCTCATAGTAGCTCTTAATTACTCTTCCTGGTGTAGATACTACTGTACCGAATGTAGTTGCTTGCCATTCTGGCTTAAAGCTAGTATCCATATATAATGTCAAGTCCCCAGAAGAAATAGTGTCGTTGAATTTCTTCTCTATGGTTACAAATATTCTATTAAGTGGGGAGCGCATAGTACAAAGTTACGACTATCTATTTTAGATAGTTCAGAGGTATAAATAGTAACGCACAATTCTATTAACAATCATTGGTGAGCCGATTGTCGCTCATTATCGGCTCAGATTGACCGATATATGAATATTAATTGATTGATATTTTGCATGAATTTTCAGAAAAGTTCATGCAGATTTGCCACAATATGTTAAATAGTTAGAGTACAATATGTAAAATCTTGTAACATAATTAGGGTAGATATGTTACTGATTTATATGGATTTGTAACAAAATTTGTTAATTGTTTAAATTAGGCTTGTTAAATGTCGGTAGTAATACTACTCTATTATCAAAAGATGTAAACTCTGCAAGTTTTGATACCTGTATCTTTTTTAACGATGTTCACTGCCCGTATACAAGCCGATAAAATGAACGCATAATAAATGAACAGTCCGCTTAAATCGGACAAACCACTAAATTGATATGATATTGGGGAACATACTCACCAAAATTATAAAATCCTGTTGTACCTAAATTATAATAAGTTGTATGAATTTTACTAATATTTCATGCAAATAAGTGTAACATTGATACATTTATTCATACGATAATGTGTCATTAAAGTAACATATAGGTATTGTTATGTTAGTTTAAAGGGACATTATGCATGTCAGAAAATGCACTTTATGACTTATGTTTTATCAATACGTGTCAATTTGAGTATATCTAAGGATAAATACGGATATTATATTGCCCTATGCTGGTACTTTTTACCCATTGAATTTAATGCTTTATGTAAAGCACCTACCGTAATACAACCTTTCATATCTCTATGTTCCATATCCATAACTGCCTGTTTTGTTACACCCATTGCTTCGCCAAGCTCTTCCATACTCCAGTTCTTTTCTAGTCTGCATTCTTTAATTAATCCAATTACACTAGAAATATTATTTAAAAAACCATACTTCCACATTAAGTCTTTATTTAATCTTTCTATATATTCTTGTAATTCCTTTGTTAATTTAAACCATTTACCACTAGAGCCTAAATGGTCAAACATTGCATGATATTTAAGCTCATCATCTAATGTGCCTTCTATTAAACCAAGAACTTCTAACTTAACTGGACAGCTTACTTGTAACTGAGAAAGCCTTGTTTTAATTTGATTATAAGTGTAACCAATTTTTAAATAGTCCGTATGTTTAATAAAATAAATCATTAAGCAAATATCAGAATAAGTAAAGCTATAGCTTACAAAAAGTAAGGGTGATACTTTACTTACCCTGACCCCTGTATGCCTTCGGGCGGGGGGAGTGCTAGAAATAATAAAAGTAAATTAGGAATGAATAAATTAAAATTATAAATTTACTTTATTAAAATATATAATATGAAAATTAAACTAACCCTAATAGCTATTTCCTTAATATTACTTGGTTGTGATACTTACAAAAGTAAAATGAATAATTTATTGTCTATAAAAAAGCAAATAGAGGATAGTATAGAGTTAAATATTAAACAATCTTATGAGTTTAAAAAAATAATAGACAGACCAATTTCCGATAGGACTGAATCTATTTATGTAGGTAAAACATTTGAAGAAAAATTTGAAATTGCAAAGGTTGAGGATGAAAAAATATGGGAAAAAATATATCCAACAAATCTTAGAATTCAAGAATTAAGAGAAAGATACCCAAAAATATTATATTCTATCGATAGTCTTTCAAAATTGAAATAAGCGCATAACAATGGAATATTAGTGAGAAAACACAGAGAAATGTCTAAAATAATAAAATAAGATTTTTAGAAAATCAAAAAAGATTTAGATTTACATTAAATTTATAAATATGAAAGCGTTTTCATTGAACTTATTAGTTTTGTTTTCATCTATATTCTTATTTTCTTGTAGTAAGTCTGCCGTAGATACTAATTCAAACCCTTTAGATAAAGAATATAAGAGTTTGACCTCTGATAATGTAAATACGTTTTTTTTAGAAAGCGCTAAAGTATCAAGAGCAAATAATAGAGACCCACTTTTTGAATTTAATTTTAAAAATTTAAATTATGCAAGTGAGATTACTCGTATGAGTTTGTTTCCTTCCAATACTGCTGTTATATGGAATTATTATGAAGGAGATAAAAAAACTATTAGTGCTATTGGGAATTATAATGAAGGCCAGTATGCTCTAAGATATATATTAAAAGATGGTAGAGTTTTAACAAGTCCTTGGATTAAATTCTAAAATTAAAGAGCAAATCTTTAAAAGCTTTCCCTAATAAGTTCCACTGACACTAATAAAAAATCCCTATCACATTGATTAACAATATAATATAGACTAATAGTTGCTGTAGGGGCAGGACTTGAACCTGCATGTCATGTTTCTTGAGTAAAAAACTTGACACATCCGAGACAAGGATGCGTGTATACCGAGACGCATTCGTCTTCTTTCCACCACCCTACATAATTAATTAGATAACTTCTGGTTCAGTAACTATTTTTGTTACTGGTTTAATATCTGGAACTTCAAATGCATTTGCATGTAACTCAGCTACTTCTTCAATTGTTAAAGCCTCTACGCCAGTGTTTGAATTTTTACGAATGTTTTCTTGGGTTAATAAGTAAACCCCGAACTCTTTTAATTTAGACATTTTTTTTTATTTTAACTCTATTAATACCTTACTCCAATATGGAGTACTAATATTCAACTTCTTTAACTCCCTCTGCAATAAAACTACATGCTCGAATGCAGTATCCCTTGCTCTGTCATATACAACTGTATAACTCTCCCCAGCATTTGCTCTTACTATTGGCATAAAGTATGATACCAATTCATCCGCCTGTTCTTGATAAATCATAACCTCTCAGCATGTTTCAACATTAAAAAATCTATATGTTCTTTTTTATCGCCATATTCTACATGATGCTCTCTGCACAAAGCCATCAAATTTTGTATTTCGTCCTTTCCTCTTCCGCCACCCATACCTCTAGCTATGATATGATGGATGTCTTGTGCCCTAGAACCACAGACTTCACATGAGATGAAACTATCATCCCCGAACCCAAAATATTTTAAGTAAATTTTTGTATGTGCTTTCAATAAACCAAAGGTCTATCAGTGTATTAAGTAACTAATGGAAAAGAAGGGGTGGTTGTATCCGACAAATTTTCTTTCAAATAAGAATAAGCCCGCCAAAATATATTTATCCTTTCTTTTAAGTAGTATATCTACTCTTTAACTGGTTTAAATCAACAGTTCATCTAACTAAACACCAGCGTTGCTGAACCTTGGTAAGTTATAGCTATCGCTAAAAGCATTCAGGTATTAAACTAAACACTACTAGCGATACTTGATAAGGTCGTTCCTCCTATTTGGAGGACTTCACCTTTGGGAGACTCTTCTATGCCTACAGCACCTATGAGTTGTCCCAGACTAAACACCGAGCGAGAGCCCCAGTATAAGCCGATAGTCCCTTTCGGGTGGAGAGTATGTTCTCCAATCGTCCATTCACTAACTTAAAACCCAGACTCCTGGTAAAAATAGTTTGTCCTTTTAACTGGTAGACACCCTGAATGGTAGAACCAGAAAACAAAGATATGTATCTATTTTCTAACTATCTAATTTCGAATCATCACTTATCAACAATTCTATCAACAAAGAAGCATACCCCTAAAATCCATACAGTAGTCTATAGGAGGCTTAAATTTGCTAGATACAAAAACTAGGGGAAACTACACATGAAAACAATTTGGGGAGAATAGGGGGGATATAGACGAGGGGGAGGGGTAATCGCTAGTTCAGCCACCCCATCAGCCCCAATGGGAAGTCGAAATCCTAGACCGAGTGGCCTCTCTTTTTGCCTTTCACGAATCGATAAATGACACATAAACAAATACATTATTTTCTATGTTGGAATCGAAAACACTTACCACTATTGCATTTCACTCACCATTAAGAGGGAAGAGGACTCATTATGTGTTCAACACACCCAAAGAAGGGAACTACATGAGACATACACGAGGCGAAATGGTTTTAGGATTGGGATATCATGCGTGTGAGCGTGCAAACGAGTGCGACAACCCCCCTTCCTTCCTCTCCATCTCTTCCCATCTCAATCCTTTGGGTATTGTTTTCAATCGTTCTAATGCACCCGACATCGCCCCACTGAAACGAAGGACACTGGAAGTTGTGTTGTCTCTATTACCTATATATAAGTACCCCCGAACTGATTCCCTATGAAGATAGACAAGTATGTTTTTTGTATGTTCAACGCTAACAAGATAGCAAGTAAGCGAGTTGGTATCCATCACCTTCGCCCCACTGAGATTGAGGTATTGTATACCATCAGAAGAATACCACGCAGTACCAATGCATCTATAATCAGATACCTACGCAAGATGCAGAACAAAGGCAATGAGAATGCGGTATCATTTGCACTTAAAGATTTAACTGCTAAAGGTCTTCTAATCCGCACTGCCAATGACTATACGCTATCACACCTAGGTATAGAATGGATGAACATGGTAAGAAGATACTTGCTCAACATTCGTTTATAGTTATACACATATATGTATAAATAAGGGCATAATTGTGTTTAATTATTATGCCTATTTTCATCAAAATTCTATTATTAATATATTTATTTTTATTTATTTATAATTATTTTAATGTTGTTTAACCTTTGTAGAGTATTGATTCTATTAGGTTATACATTTATATGTATATATGTACTGATTTTGATTCGAAAATAAATTAGGTTGGTTTGAATATAGATAGTAGCTTAGTGTCTTGAAGGGGATGATACCTTCGAAAGTTCTTCGACATATCAAGTAAGTTTTTATCGTTACAAAGTTGGTCAAACCATCCAAACCCCTACTAGCAGTGAGTTTGGTCGCTCACCAATCGGCTCAATCCAAACACCTAACGACTAAGAATCTAGCTCGAAAGAATGCAGTTATAAGTATCAAAATACGGACACTGGCAATGCCCCTTAAAAGGATGCAACCTACAAATGAGATGACACCCCGCTATTAAACGGATTAGTTAATCACTCACCACTTATTGGCACTATTACTTATAATGAATTTCTGACCTAAAGGTCTACTGCTATTTCGCAGTACCGATGATGGAGGCGTACCTCCGAAACCTAAAACTAAACGATATGATTATCGCAATTAACAAAGTACACCAATCTAAGGTGAACAAGGCAGTTAAGTTACTCACTAAGTATAATGCTCTTAATACACAAAGAGACAATGCCAGTGATATTGACGAAGAAAGGCTTTACAAAATACTAGATAGAAAGTGTGCTAGTTCCTTCGATTACTATTTGGATGTTCTATATTCCTTACCTAAGAGAGAGCAGAACAATATTGAGAAATCAGAATTATATTAATTATTTAAAACTATACAAACATGGAAAATGTAACAATCGAAAGATTTGATACTAGAAATGAAATTTTGACTATTCAGCCAATAGTTGAAATTGAATTAAGGTCGGTGAATGGTTACACCTTAAAATATCCTAGTAATGATAATGCAAAGCTATTTTCTGACCTTATTAACAAGCCTACTTTCAGTGTTAGAGATTTAGGTAATATACAAGATTTGGGATTCAGAATTGAACTTATAAAATTATAAAACTATATACTATGAAAAACCCCCGAACTTGAATGGGTTCTCAGAGCGGTTCGATTCCGCTCCAAGTTCCAATGCAATTAAGCAGAAACCTAACACTATATATTATGAACAGAGAAACTATCACCTACCTATTAGACTTGACACGCAGACGCATTACTAATGATACAATGAAGTCTATTGATATTGCAATGGCATTGGAATCATATTCAGACTCTATTATAGAGATGATTAAACTTAATGATGGCGATGAATCTATGGCTATTACAAGCATGGCACATGATTATGTAGGGTTGTCATCTAATGATGCTGATTTCTTACCTAGGCTTACTCTTAATGCCTAACTCCCCCGAACTGATAGCTTAAGGTACTCCATCGAATGGTAATTAGTTCACACATAAAAACACAAACCCCAAATGATAAAAAAAACACCCCTTCATCATGCTCTTGATTGCCTAACATTCAAAGAGCAAGGCATAATGGCCGAGAGGATAATTGTTGTAATGAATGCAACCATTGATGGAATTAAACGCAACCGCCATGAATGGACTAATGATTATGTAACACAGGAAGAGTATTTAGCACTTTCTAAAAAGGTTCTAAATCACCTTGCAGATTTCTAAACAATATTTTTGAACACAATTTAAATTATCATGATTCATCACCCTTCCTAGCGATTAAGTCGTGGTCTTCGATGACAACTAGGAGCAATGCATTCCGCATTCAATTAAAACTATGTAACATGACAAAAGTTTATTCAAGTACTAAGGGATTTATTAAAACTACCACAAGCACTTACCAACGATTTATCAAAGCACACATTTCGCTAGGTGATGATTATAAGTCAGCTAGTAATAAGTGGAAGCTACTGAACTGCATTATATTAAATGAATCACGCATTAAAACTTATGCTTAAAATGTATCTATTTTCGAATCATTAAAAAAACTATATGAACAAATTTACTATTGACTACGACAACCAAGTGCTTACCCTAGAATACAAAGCACAATTTTTTATGTGGAGTTTAATCGATGGAGATGTGGGAGACTTTTGGCATTCATTCGTTACCAACGATAAAAAAGTTTTGGACATTCAATTTGGACAAGAGGATGAGTCATGTGAGCCTAGCTTATCCGTCTATCCATGTATTAAGAATCATAATGGCAAATACGAGACTGATACATCAACACATGAATCAATACCATGCTTGGTTACTCTAGGTGATGCTAAAAATTATTTTCGATAAAACTATCTAAAATCGAATCAATTATGACACAATATCAGTGGCTACTAACACTGCCACAAGACATCTCATTCCTTGCTATTAAGAACGCTAAACCGCATATCACTCGTATGGAGGCATCCTCTCTGCTTGAGGCTTTGTGTGGTGCGTTCAAATGGTCTTCTACTCCGCAAGGGCAAGAGTATTGGAGTGATATCGCTTATAAGAGATAACACCCCCGAACTGACACTTAAGGTGTGGCATTCGATTGCATTCAGTTCCTATGCACTATCGCATAAATTTTAAAAAACTATTATCATGCAAGAAAAAATCTTCGACTTATTAGAAAAAACAGGTTTGAATTGGGAAGTAAGTAAAGAACCATTATTCGCTCCCGATGGTACACCAACCAACACTTACGGAATCTTTAAAAAAACTGAACGCAAACATCTTGGTTCAGTAGGAGACCGCTACGAGGTCTATCAGAATTGGCAATTGGCTGAGTCTCTTTTAATCGCATCACAAGAGGTTGGAATTGATTTCGAGAAGGGTGGACAATTGAACGGAGGTAAGAAAGTATTCTTACAAGCTAAATTAAAGGATGAGTTCATCGGCAATAGTGATGTGAAGAGATACATCACCTCTCTTAATTCTCACGATGGTTCATCATCCATTGGCCTAGGCTCTTCTAATGTTGTAGTGATTTGTACGAACACATTTCACAAGGCCATGCAAGAGATTACTAAGGTTCGTCACACATCTTCTGCTCCACAAAGAATCAAGACACTGGCACTTGAATTAAACAAGGTAATCCTTGCAGATGAGTTGCTAATGGAGAACTTTAAAATTATGGCATCAACACCTTTGAAGGATGCAATGATTGAGAGAGTAATTAAAAAAATATTCGCAGTTGAACCCATCACACCTACAAAGGATGTTTCTACTCAGAAAAAAAATCAGATTCAATCTTTCGCTACATCATTACAAACTGAGATAGGATTAGAGGGTGCAAATGTGTGGGGATTATTCAACGCAGTTACTCGCTACACAAATCACGTTGCCGCCCCATATAAGGGTAAGGATGAGTACTTGATGGTCGGCTCGGGGTATAAGATGTCAAATTTGACATACGACATCCTAGCTGATATGCTAGGCTTACAATTACAATTTGCATAGTAAATAGGGGTAGTGCTTTAGGCAGTCCATCGGATGGATGCTACCCCCTCACCTTTAAATTTAAATCTCATGGACATTACATTAATGCTAATTCTTGGCGTACTATTTTTTGCTTTCTTATCTAGTGTTTTATTCTTAGTTATTCACTTACTTAAAAATTCTTAAACAAATAATCTGCAATGGTTACAATATAGGTTCGATTCCTATAGCAGATTCAATGCCAGTGTTGGTGTTATTAAAACTAAAAAAATGAAAGATTTATTTGAATGCCCTACTGAACTGCCCGAAAATATACAAGAAATTTTAAATCGATATAGTGATGCAGATACATATATCGAACTGGAAAAGATGTATAAAGAGATGATTGAAAACGGATACACTTTTGAGTATTATCTCGATGCAGTTCCATATAATTTACAAAAAATAAAACTATAACAACATGAAAAAAAATACAATTATAATTGAATCTTCTTGGGGATTTGTAACAATCCTTACACCTACGGGAGCAATACTAGAAACTAATGTGTGTGACATCCCAAATGAAAGATGCTATATACTAGACATTGAAAGGTTTGATATTGCTGAGTTTAATGATTGGTTTTTTAAGCGATATGGTTATCAACCTCCCTTGGATGATATTGATATATTAGAACTAGGATATTGGATGAAGGATGGTACATATGTACCACCATCAAATTGGAGATATGAGATTCGTGAAGAATGTGAAAAGGATGGCAGACTAACTGCATATAACTAACCCATCTACCTAGCGATTCAGTCGTGGTCTTCGATGACATCTAGGTGCTAAACACTCAAGAGCCGAGAGAACAAACGGCAAATAAAACTATGAAAGATTACCAAAAAATTTATTTTGATTTAAGTAAAGAAGTTATTGAAGAAATCAATAACATAGGCGAGTTTATACTATGCAATGAATCAAATTTTGAAACCGATGATAAGTATGATTTACCTAGAGTTAATAGTATTGATAAGTATTTTCATTATACTGAATATGCCATAACAAATATTACTAAGGATGGCGAATTATTAGGGACTGCATTAGATGATAATTATGATGAGAAAAAATTCTATTTAAAGGATTTAAGCCTAGAAAAACTGATTGATGTATTAGTTTCTATCAAGTCATTGGTAGAGAATGAATAACTATCATCCCACCGATATGTCGTGGCGTTCAATCGCAAGTGGGAGCAATGCCATAAGGCAGTAAAACAAAAACTATATCAGATGAAAAATTTATTAGAAGTAGAAGGAAATTACCATTCTACTTATGCATTCGTGCAAAAAAACAATTTAGAAAATACTGCAACTAAAGTCCTAGGCAAAGGATGGGAAGCAGAGGATGATGTGAACCAAATTATTGAGATTATCAATGCTCTAGGAATCGGAAATTATTCAGTCGTTTGCAATGAGCATATTGATACTGATGGAGATGATATTGAGGTAAGGAAAACATCCGTCATAACTAACAAGGATATTGACAAAGCGTTTAAGCTAGTTTCATCTCTTTATGATGTATGCGATGAATTAGAAAATAATGGCGAAGACAAAGAGGCAAAAAAGATGAGAGCAACGCTTGACAAATTGGGAACTTTTATTCTATCAACAAAAAACTAAATAAAATGTCAAAGAAAATACCACTTACTGCGAAGAAGTTATTAAAATTTTTATTGGGTTTAGAAAGCGAAGGAATTGATTTAGAAAGAGTAAATATTTTATACCGCTACGATAGAGATTCAGATGAGACAAATGTATATGAAGTTGAAGAGGATTTATATGATGAGAATGACAATGTAACATTGACATCAATTATGCTACTAACCGATGGTGAAGAAAAGTAACCCATCATCCCACCGATTTAGTCGTTGCGTTCAATCGCAAGTGGGAGCAATGCCAGTGTTGGCAGATATTAAAAACTAAACAAGATGAAATATCAAGCAGTTCAAAAAAAGTATTGTGTCCTAGAAATGTTTACAAGTGGGTGGTCGCATTGTGCAACTAGCGAGGATGACAATGGCGATACCATTCCTTCCTATTTTGACACCTTAATGGAGGCCAAGGAGGATATGGATTTGTTTATTAGTGAGGTCGCTATGGAGGTCGAGAATGGCAACATGGAGGAGGCATATAGCAGAGAGGATTTCATGGTGGCCATGTTTGACATGGATGATGATGGCAATGCTATTTGTTATGAGATTGACCAACCAAACAATATTATCGTAAAATTTAATGCTCATGAAGAGTATCCAAACAATTAACACTATGAATGATTTAAACTATTGCCATCAAATGATTGGTAAACAAAAAGAAAGGGAAATGCAAGAAAGAAGAAATGATAAAAGTTTCTATCCTTCTAGTAAACAATCTGAGGTTGAGATATTGAATTGGGCTATAGGCAAATTGTTTTCTCATGAAACTGGAATTGAGTTGGAAGATTATATACAAGAGTTTAATCTACAATGCTATGATGGTGTCGCTATAGGAGACAATAAAGTTGCAAGAGTTGTAATGATATATCCAATCCTTTCTGATGCAACGGAAGTGCAAAAGAAGGAGGCAGTCCACTATAGGACATCTAGCTACGATAATTGGGAAGAGTGCAGTAATGGAGACCTAATGGTGCGATATGGCAAAGTAATCTATTCCGAAACTTTAAATATTAAGTAATGACCTACACTATCACAATCAAACAAACGACATCCACCTTGCAGGATTATGTCGTGGATGCAAAGACCATAGGCGAGGCAGAGAAGATGGCAATGAAGGTTGCTAATGACTCCCCATGGTATATAGACAATGTTGAACTAGAGGTATATGAGTCTGAGGTGCATGATAACCTTGAAGAGATGTTATATGACTATGCTGAATAGTACCCCCGACCTAGCCGTTTTACTAACCCGAACTACCGCTTAAGGCGTGGCATTCAATTGCCAGTAGTTCCTATTTTTAATCTTTAAATTTTAACACATGAATCTAACCAATTTATTACTGGGTGTAAGGGTACAAGGCGAAAGTCTTCCCACGCCAAAATTCTCCACTTGCCATTTTGAAAAGGCAGACTTTTTTGAGTGGTGTAAAGAATTTAATGTTTCGTGCAGAACTTTCTCATTGGCAATGTATTCACCTATTAAATCTGAAGTAAAATGTTAACTGAAAAATGTAATGCTACTAAAATGATTTTTAGGTCAATAAATAATGACCTAGAACTGCTAGAAAATGGGACTGAAAGACAAAAGTCAGATACGATAAAGAGACTTATAATTATTAATGAAGAACTATCTGACTATGTATATGACATGGTGGTAGCCCTAAATAAAATATAAAATGAATTACACTAAGACACAAGTATTAAACAAATTGTTTTTCGACCTAGTAAAAGATGTTAAAGAGTCTACTAATATAGATATTATAGCATTTAGCAAGAAAAGGGAACGAAAGTATGTTCGTATAAGGGGAGTAATGATTGCAATTATATTTGAAAATCTTGTAGTCCCTCTTGCAGAGGTTGGTGAGCTATTTGGACTTGACCATAGTACTATAATCCACTATCGTCAGAATCATAGAGAAAATATGAGACAAGATGATATATACCTTGCCCTATACATGGCAATCAGTAAGAAGTATCAAAAAATCAATACTACTGACTTAGACCTTCCTAGTTTATTATTAACTATGAAAAAAACATTCAAAATCCCTAAAAAACAATTACATGATAGAGAGCAATTGGTATAGAACTGATGAGGTATGTCAAATCTTAGGCTATAGTAGGAGGCATATTTACCGCCTTATGAAGAATGGCTTAATCGCTTATTATAAGCCAAATGGTGGTAGTATATTTTTTAAGAAGGATGATATAGATGGATGGTTGGAAAAGGGTAGATGCTTGACTAACGATGAAGTATCGCAGATTACAAGCACTTACTTATATACAAAACACTCGTAACAAAAGCGTAACAAGGATGAGTAAAAAAGGTTTTAATTATATGTATATCAATGGTTTATATCATCATTAATATTCCCGCCTGAGGCACGAAAACCTCTCTTTTATAGAGAGGTTTTTTTATGCCTATACCTCTGAAAGTATTGATATGATTGAATCTAGGTATAGCATTAAATTACATTTTAAATTATCTACCATAGATAGGTATGACATGTATACACCTCATATCCGTAACTAGCGTAACAAATATGTAACAAGAATCTGATAGTTTAGTCTACCTTTAGTATAAACACTAAGCCATGGGAGTTAAATTAAGGAAACGCAAAGGGGCGAATGGTACATATACTTTTGGTATGGATATTAATCATAATGGACAAAGGTGGTATGAGACTATTAAAGGCTATAAGCTAGTTAATTCAATATCCCCATTAGACAAGCAAAAAAATAAGGAGATGCTGAAGATTATAGAGAGCCATGTCTATAAAAGAGCAATGGATTTAAATAATAGCATTAATGAGTTGAAGATAGTGAAGGGGAATGATGTTTTAGTCTTAGAATGGATGGCTAAATATATTAGCGATTACAAAAAAAAGGATTTAAGAAACATAGAAGGTGCGACAAATAGATTTAAAAATTTCTTAGATGAACGAGGCATTAAAAGGTTAACATTTAAAGGTATTGATGAGTTGCTAATTGAGTCTTTTATTGATTACCTACAAGAACATAGTATTGGCTCGGGGGCAGTTTCTTATTATAAGAGATTTACAAAGATGATACTCCACGCATATCGTTCCAAAATGATGAGTGTAAATGTCCTAGACTTTGTTACTAAGAAACCAAAAGGTAGAGTGCTTAAAAAGGATTTCTTAACACTTGATGAGATTGAGGTACTAACCAATACCCCCACAAGTGCATTAGAGGTTAAAAGAGCATTTTTATTTTGCTGCAATACTGGAATGGCTTGGGTAGATGTAAAATCCTTAAAATGGTCTGATGTTAAGGATGGTAGGATTGAGTATATTAGAGAGAAGACAAAGGGAGAGCCAGTAGTTGTCCATTTAAATATTGATGCTATTAATTTACTAGGTAAAACGAAAGAAGGATTAGTTTTTAAATTACCTACCCCAGATGGAGCAAACGCCTCATTAAAAGATTGGGTAACAAGGGCTAAAATTGAAAAGAAAATTACATGGCACAATGCTAGACATTCCTTTGGAACTAATTTGATTCTAAAAGGTGCGGACATCTATACAACGGCAAATGTCTTGGGACATACTGATTTGAAAAATACTCAGATGTATGTTCAGAATGCTAAACTTTATAATTCAAATATTACTGACTTATTAAATAAAAAATAATGAAATCAACATTTTACACTAGGGGCGAGTACATCCAAGTCCGCATCCCTATACAAGACCATTACCTTCGCTTGTCAACTGGCATTAGAGCCGATTCTAGCGAGGTTAAAAAAGAGACTGCTCGTCATAAGGCATTCTTTGAAAGTATCGGCAATGGAAATGTGAAGGCTGAGTACAATGATTTCTTGAACCCTATTCTTATGCCCACCCCCGAACATTCAGATATTATGTCGATATGCCTAGCGTATTTACAAAATGCACGAACTGGTAAGATACTGAAGAGGGACGGAACGAAGATAAAGCAGTCCACGATTAAAACTTACGAGACCGCTATTAAGACCTTGGCTAACTATATTATTTCTAATGGTAGCTTGGAACTTTCTGAGTTCGACCTATCTGCTGAAAAAGATATTCGTAAAAAGAGAATCTTATCTAACGGATGGCAAAACTACTTTATTGAGTTTGTAGACCATATGAAGACGGAATCATTCAGACCAAATTCTATTTCAAATGTAATGGTTATTATATCCATCATCCTTAAGCATCATGCTAAAGAGAATTACATTTTAATCCCCGAACTGCCTACTTACAAGGCCCACAACAAACCTATTGTTGTATTACCCCCAGACTTTATCAAGACTTTCTTAGCTGATGCTAATTCATTTGAAGGTGATTCTATGTATGTATGGGAGGTTTGCGCCACCATTCTAGTGACCACAATGCGTATTAGTGATGTATTGTCCCTATGCTATGAAGACTTATCTGAAAACAATGGCGGTTTATCTATATCCAAGATTAATCAAAAGACTGGTGCAATGACTGAAATGCAATTGCCAAAAGTATTATCAGATAAGTTTAAAGTGAATATGGCTGAGTTCGGGAGCATTTTTACACCAGTGCATACAAATTCTGCATCTCTTGTTTATAAATTATCGCCAGTAATTATGTCAAAGTACGATGAGCTACAACATAGCGTATCAATCAGCGAAATTAATAGCGATGGGGTATATGAGAGGTCATCCAAGCCATTATACGAGTACGTTACGCCACATATGTTAAGGAAGACTGCCATTACATCTATGTTAGTGAATGGTGTATCAGAGCAGCACGTTAAGTTTGCTAGTGGCCATAGTGAGAAATCACAAGCCTTTGAAAGATATAAAGGCTTTATCGATAGAAACTTTCAGAATGAAATTAGTACCTACTACGAGAGTTTTACTTAAGTAGTTTATCAACCATTTTTTTAAGTCTTTTAACCTCTTCTTCCAATTCATTGGTGTGCTTAATCTCTTTACCATCTAATAGATAGTCGTAGGAATATCCGTACTTATCTTTGATTATCTTTAAAACATCTATATTAGGTAGATACCAAGAATTTTCAATTGCCCCTACTGCTGGAGAAGATAATCCAATTACCTTGCTCCATTCTCTCTGAGTAAACCCCTCTTTTGTTCTAATTTCTCTCATTCTAGAAGCAATGCCAAGGCTTCTTTCGTCTGTATTTTGCTTTTGTTTTTTAGCAGACACTGGAGTCTTTGTTGTCTTTGTTGTTGTTTTAGTAGTTTTCATATGTTAGTTTTTTAGTGAAAAGTTTCACAAAGGTAATTATATATTTTAGATAATTATCACAAACCATACATGATATTTATCATATAATACCTATAATCAATCATTTGTTTAATTTTTAAAAAGAATAGTTTAATAAAAATAAACAACATTATTAATAATCCTAACCCCTCTTTGAGACTATTTTAAGTAGATAGTATTTTTTGTTAAAAAGATTGTTAAGAACTATCAAAGTATCTATAATAGATAGTTGTAAATTTACAATGTGAAAATAACATACAACTTTACTAAGGATACAATGGTTTTTGAGGGTATTGAATATTCTCTATCTAACTATCGTAAGTGGTTGACAATTAACCACCAAGAATTATGCCTAGGCAATTTTATTAAAAGTCTAACCATACTAGGCAAGACCAAGAAGTACTTTGACTGGCAGACTATCTACCACATCTCATTTGAATATCAATTTATAAATAACTACATACATGAACAACTTGCAACCGCTACTAGCCAATCTTAAGAAAGAGATTTCTTACCACTGGAGGATTCAATCTAAAAACAAGGATAAAACCAAAGCTATCTGCACAGCCTATATTGATGCAAGAGATGTCATGAATGTGCTCGATGGTGCGTGTGAGGATGGATGGCAGACCGATGTAAGGGAGATTGCAGGATTTATCTTCTATGGTATTGGAATAAGAGTGGATGGTATTGTTAATTGGAGATGGGATACTGGTTCTAGAATAGAGGATGACAAGTCTGACCAAATGTATGACCAAGCTGGTAAGTCTGCGGCTAGTGATTCTTTCAAAAGAGCTGCTATTCATTGGGGCATTGGTAGATTCTTATACGATTTACCAACCATGACTCTTCCTTGTGATGGATATAATGTAATAGATGAGCAAGGCCAAAAGGTTTGGGACTTAACTACACATATCAATAACAAGAAGAAAGGCTTTAAAACCTCTACCAGTACTGCTTCTTTTACTCCTCCTACAAGTACCCCCGAGCCGACCAAATCCCTTCCAGAACTACCACAAGAGTCTTTAGATAAGATGCTTTCATTTATTACTGATGGCAAGGTCGCAGAGGTTGAAAAAGCAATGAAGAAATACTCATTATCAATTGGTCAGAAAACCGTTTTGACTAAAATGATTAATGATGAGAAGGCTCGTGTAATTAAAGAATCAGCAAAAAAGAAATAAACTATGAAACTAAAACTTACACCTACCGCTAAAATGAGCGAAACGGAGTGGCAAACCTTACGACAATCATTCGTAAGTAGAGGAATGGTAGGAGGTTCAGACGCTGGGACATTACTTGGAATTAATAAATACAAGTCGCCCATTAATCTATTCTACCAAGCTATTGGATTATCTCAGTTAGCGAATAAGATGAATCATATTATGCTACATGGTAAACAATTGGAAGATTATGTTGCAAAGTGTTGGCAGTATTATGACGGAACTGAAGAAGGATGGGTAGAAAATACTCTTAAAAATAATAAAATTAAATCTTATAAGAAGGTCAAAGCAATTATTGAGAACCCAAAGTACCCATCAATTTTTGCAAACATAGATGGACAAATTACAAACCATCCAGAATATGGCAAGAAGAAAGGTATACTTGAAATTAAAACGATTAGCGGTTACTCTGCTGACTCTTACGAGGCTGGGATTCCACCTAGTTACTACTTACAAGTGCAACACTATATGCTTGTAACTGGCTACAAGTACGCTGAAATATGTTACTTAAAAGATGGTAGAGAATTAGGTGTTGTATCATTTGATGAAGATTTAGAAATGCAAGAATCAATACTAAATGAGGCTAATAATTTTCAAGCCATTGTACTACAAGCGAGAGAAATAATTGAGCAATATAAATTAGCTAATAAGGGGTACGAACCAGAAGAATTATATGGAGTAGTAGCACATCTAGAACCAGCAGCAGACAATTCAGAAGCATTTAACCATTTCATTTCAGAAAGACATAAGTCAAGAGAGAATGAAGTTACTATGCAAGGTGATGAGACAATGCAATCGGTTGCAGAAGGATATATTCTAACTAATAAAGTACTTAAAGAAGTTGAAGCAGAAAGAATGCAATATCAGAACACTTTAAAACAAGCAATGGAGAAAGAGAAGGCCGCAATCATGATTCTACCAAATGGTAAAATCAGTTGGAGAAAACAATTCAATGTGAAACTAACAAAATAAATATAAAATGAAAAAACTAGAAAATTTAGAAAGATGTATGCGACCCCAGTTCGTTTGGGACAGAGAAGGTCTTAAAATCCTGCAAACTAGCGAAGAGTATGAAGGAGCTAAGGATATTGCAAGGCTTGTATTTGTAGGTATTGCAGAGATGATAGGGTTTGGACAGAGTGATGTAATGAATTTCTTAGACATGGAGTATGAGTCATATAGAAATAAAATACAAACATTTAGAGCTAACCATAAAGAGTCATTGCAGAGAGTTGCAGATAATACAATCTATGAAATAGATGACTCAATCAAAAGGTTCTACATTAAAACAAGGCTATGCTTGAATGCAATCAATAGCCAAGACACTAATAAGTTTTACACCATTGAAGAATGGATAAATAATACTGACAATGAATAAAATAATATTAGAAGGGAAGGTGATGGAAATATCTCCTTACAAGAACTTTCAAAAGAAAGGTAAAGAATTTAGTTATAGAACTATAATGCTTAGTAATGATGATGATGCTTTTATTGCCGCCAATTATTGGTACAAAGAAGAGTTGCCAGCAGTAGGTACAAATGTAAAGTATGTAATTTATTTAAGCAGCGAAAGAAATAATAAGAATCAAGAACTTTTCTTCCATAAAATAAACCTCCTATCAATATATGAAACCACAGGAATTCCTAAAGAAATTTAGTACAAAGAAAGATGCGATAATGTCAGTATCTGAAATTATCAAAGCATTACCTCCATCTACTTATGGTTTAGAGTTTGAAGCTAAGATAGATTTCTGGACTAATCTTAAGAAAGAAATAGAATCATTTCAAGATAAAGACTTAGCACAACAAGTTCTAGACTTATTCAATAAGACTTATGGAACATCATATCAAAATAATGAAAAAATAAAAGCAATTATTCGTAATGAACCAAAAGCTACTTACGATGCATTTACATCAATCATTATTCATAAAAAAGAAACATGGGGAAACGACCCTAAGATGCAAGACTATCTTAGACCAGCCACATTATTTGGCTCAGTTAATAAGTTCCATACTTATTTAGACGATGCGACTAATTATTGGATTAAAAAAGCAAAACAAACCTTATGATACAACCTATTAAAAAAACTAAGATGACAGCCAAAGAAAAGTACGAAAGTTTAGAAAACAAAAAAGAGAAATATACCGCAGAGACATTATCGCTGTATGCTAGAATAGATGAGTTAAGAAAAAAGGGTGGGATACTTGAGCAAGAGATTCAAGCAGCTTATAACATATTAAAAATTGAAAGAAGAGCAAAATAAATAATAAAAACTATGTATTACGAAGCACTATTATCGAAAGGTATTGAATGTAAAAACTTAAGGGGCGACCAGAAGATTGTTTGTCCTAAGTGTAGTGAAACAAGGACTAATAAGAAAGACTTATGCCTTTCTGTAAATGTGGACAAGGGTGTATGGAGATGCCATCATTGTGATTTTTTTGGTGGTATATTTTTACCTAAGAAGGAATACAATATGCCTGTGTCTGAACTAAAGAATTTATCAGAGCCACTAATTAAATGGTTTGCAGCTCGGGGGATTTCTAATCAGACTCTTGTAAGATACAAAGTAACAGAGAGCAGTGAATGGATGCCACAAATTCAAAAGGAAACAAAATGTATAAACTTTAATTATTTTTATTATGGAACGCTTGTTAACGTTAAGTATCGTGATAATGCTAAGAATTTTAAGCTGGTTAGCGGTAGCATGCTTTCTCTTTATGGTATTGATGTGGCTACTGATAACAGCGATACTGAACTGGTTATTACTGAAGGCGAGATGGATGCGCTCTCTTTTTACGAAGCAGGAATCAAGAACGCAGTCAGTGTCCCCAACGGAGCAAGTAAAGGAAATCAAAAGCTAGAATGGTTGGAAGATTTGTACAAAGTCTTTGAAAAAAGAAAAGTTTTATTAGCTACTGATTCAGATGAGGCTGGCATTTCTTTAAGGAATGAGATTGCTAGGCGTTTAGGCAAGGAGAATTGCCTTATTATTAGCTTCCCAGATGATTGTAAGGATGCAAATGAAGTACTCTTAAAACATGGGAAAGAGGCGTTAGCAGAGGCTTATAATAATGCTAAACCATTCCCAGTAGAAGGCGTAGAAGATGCTTCTAGTGTAGACCTTATGGCGCTATACGACCAAGGGCTACCAGATGGTGTTGGTATTGGTTATGATATGGATGAAGACTTTCAGTGGTTTGGGGGACAATTGACATTAGTTACAGGAATCCCTGGCCATGGTAAGTCTACTTTTGTAAAGAATGTAATAACAAAGCTCGCTAGGTTGCATGGATGGAAGTCGTTTATATATTCAGCAGAGGAGGCTTCTACAGAGTTCGCCTTGGCAGATATGATTGCAATTGATAGCGGACTATCTTTTTTTAATACTCCTTATTGCAAAAGAATATCTAAGGAACAAGTTACAGAGTTGATGCCATTCATGTCAGAACATTTTAAATATTTGAAGCTACTTGATAACGACTTAACCTCAGAAGGAATTCTTAAAAAAGCAGTAGAGATGGTAAAGAAGCATGGCATTAGAGTCTTTGTAGTAGATAATATGTCTACTGTAGAGAAGGGCATACCAATGGGAGGAGAGAACAGACACAACGCTATTCAATCAATATTAAAGGACTTTGTAAAGTTTGCTAGAAACTATGGAGTGCATGTATTTATAATTGCTCATCCTAAAAAAATGGCTACTACTAATGGTCAATACACTGTACCTAATGGATATGACGTAGGAGACTCTTCTCACTTTTATAATTTCCCAGATAACGGACTAACTGTATATAGAAACTTTCAAAGTGGACTAACAGAGTTGCATAGATGGAAGGTTAGGTTCAAGCATACTGGACAACTTGGAACTGCTTATTTTAAATATAACATGCCTAATGGCAGATACGACTCAACCCCCAAATTAAACGATGGCCAAGACCAAACAAAGTTCATCAACCAGCCGACAGATTACAACAAGTACATCGCAGCAGGCTTTTAAGATAAGATGGAAAGAACATAGAAGCGGTGGACAAATAAGATGTTATGAAGAAGAGCCTATAGGTAATGATGATTTTAGATTAGTAACTGAGCAAGAGGTTCAGCCAAATGTAAAGTACTATCTAGTAGACCCATCTAATAACAAGATATTCTATGAAACAACATTTCATTCTAAAGTTAGCTGGGAAACCATATTAGAATTTATAACAACAAACAAAATTTATACAAGATATGCCAAAGATAAATGCAAGGAAGAAAGGGGCGACCTACGAGCTACAAATCAGAGACTTTTTTAGAGAGCTAGGATTCAAGGATTGTGTTAGCTCAAGGTCTGAGTCCAAAAACATGGATGACAAAGGAGTTGACCTATGTTATACTGGCCCATTCTACGCACAAATGAAAGCCGTAGAGAACCTAGGCAGCATACACAACGTACTTGAAAAAATGCCAAAAGAAGATAAGATGAATGTTGTATTTCACAAGAAGAATAGACAAGGCACAATTGTAGCTATGGACTTAGAAACATTCAGAGCTCTAGCAAAAAGTTTTCAACTTTGTGGGTAACTATCTAAAATAGATACTTTGAGTACTATTAAGATTTACCTTTACAATAATTATTTAACCAAAACAATAAACATGAGCGAGCCAAAAATTTACTTAAACAAATTCACAAGCGTGAAGTCTTCTAAATTCGGATTTAGAATTTATATTAAAGACATCGATGCTCTAGCTGAAGAGCTTAAAGCAAATGCAAATGCTGACGGAAGCGTTAAAGTAGAAGTTACTACTAAACTAAAAGCCGATAAGTTTGGCAATGATGGTACAGTAGTATTGGATACATGGATGCCAACTCCTAAGACTGAGTCATTAGTTGAAGTGAGTGCAGATGCACCATTCTAAAAACAATTGGGGAGGGAAACCTCCCCTTTAATTAACGACAATGAAACAAGTTTACATAAATAATTTAGTTGGAGAAGTAGAGTTTACTCATGATTATAACATTATTAATAAAGAAGAGAATGTATTTCTTTATAGGTCAGATTCCTCACAGTGGTCGGACCATACAAAAAATAAGCTCGTATTAACTATCGAAGATAATGGAAATGGTATTGTAGTAAAATTTGAAGGACATAAAAAGTTTTCAATTGACTATGCACAAGCACAAGAGTTATTCGTATTAATGCTTCACGCACAAGACACTCAAGTTGAATTTAGAGAATCAAAAACAATTTTAAAATGGCCATCATAGGACTAAACGGATATGCTACATCTGGTAAGGATGAAGTAGCAAGAATTATTCAAGACCTACAACCAGAAAAGAATTGGCAGATTAAAAAATTCTCTGGGAGACTAAAACAAATAGCATCCATTCTAACAAATATTCCAGTAGAAATGTTTGAAGACCAAGAATTCAAAAAATCTAACCTAGGGGATAAATGGGGAATGACGGTTAGAGAATTTTGCCAAAAACTAGGAACGGAAGCTATAAGAAATGGATTACACACAAACGCATGGGTTAATTCATTAATGTCTGAGTACTATAATAATACATCATCGATGCCTATAGTTACTTATTATAAAGACCCAAAATTTAATAATAAACGAGGTCGTAGACCAGTGAGGATATTCAGCATTTACAATAATATGAAACAAAGGTGTACCAATAGTAATCATCCAAGATATAAAGACTATGGAGGAAGAAGTATTATAGTACATGAACCATGGCTTACTTCTTTTGAGGAGTTCAAGTATTGGGCATATACAAACGGCTACTCAGATGAATTAACGCTTGATAGAATTGATAATGATGGTTCGTATAATCCTTTAAACTGTAGATGGGTTAGTTCAGAAATTCAAAACTCAAATCAAAGGGTAAGAAAAGATAATACAAGTGGATGCAAAGGTGTATCGTTTGAAAAAGGGAAATGGAGGACAAAAATTACATATAATAATTCTAGCAAATTTCTTGGATATTTTGAGTCACAAAAAGAAGCCACCGAAGTTTATCAAAAAGCCTATAATGAAAGAGAAATTATGCTAAACACTATTGCCAAAGCTCAAAAATATAGTAGTAATAATTTTCTAATTACTGACTGTCGTTTTGAAAACGAAGCTTTAGCAATAAAACAAAATGGCGGTATTATTATTCGTATAGACCGCTCTGGGGTTAAACCTATTAACGCACACGCATCTGAAACTGCATTAGATAACTGGGACTTTGACTACAAGATTGCAAATGTATCTGACTTAGTTGCACTTCGCCAATCAGTTGAAAATTTATTAAATAAAATTGCATGAAAGAGGAGATAAAGAAAATCTACCTAGCTCTTGCTAGAGCAATAGAGGAAGGGGATACTTTAAAAATAGGAATTGTACTTGGACAAACATTAAGCAAACTAGAAAATATCATAAATGAATAAGTTATGAAAATAGAATTAACACAAACACAATCTGAACTCATTCATTTATTATATGCCAATATAAATAATGCCAATACCTATTGTGAGACATTGCTATCTGACAAGGAATTATTTAGTGGTATTAAAGAAGAAACAATACGCCCAATATTCGTTAAGATTAATTTCTTAAAAAGAGCATTGGAAATTAAGATGCCTAGAGGTCAAGAAGAAAAAAGGAAGGAACTATTTGAAGACACATTAGTATATGATGAGGTAGCTAGGATGATGTCATATATGTCTAATGATAATAGACTAGAAGTAGAAAAATTTGCGAAGTCATTATTAAACGAAGAAGTATAATGAAATATTCATCAAGCTTTACGCACGACCTATCATATGGAGAAACTGGAGAAGACTGGGTTCATGATATTCTTAGTAATGGCGGAAAAGTTGAAGTAAAGACCGATAGGATGACACATAAAACAGGCAATGTTTTTATTGAATATGCTTGTAGACATAAGCCTTCTGGTATTGCTACTACAACTGCTAATTATTGGTATTTTAAATTTGATAAAATGGGTGTAGCACTCGTTTTTGAGGTTGATAAACTTAAAGACATTTGTAGAAAATTTTATTTCGACAAAGAGTATATGAGAGATGGTGGTGACAACAATCTTTCTAAGGGGTTTTTAGTACCAGTAAGAATACTTTTAAATAAATCCATATGAAAATATTCTTAGGAATTATATGTCTTCTTTGGATTTGGATTATATACGAATACATAAACGCACCACTAAAAAATGATGAATAATGAAAACAGCAATGCAAGAGTTAATTGAAATATTAACAAAAGAAATTAAAAACAACCCATTTATTAATCTTGATACAAATATGTTTGCTCCTTTTATTGAAAAAGAAAAAGAGCAGATAGTAGATGCTTTTGAAGTTGGATATAAATCTTGTGATATAGACGAAGCATTTGAGATTAATAGAAAATTGGCTAGTGGAGAATTATACTACAAAAAAACCTATTAGCAAAACAAATAATGGAAACATATATACCAATGCAAGATGTGATTTATAGCATAAATAATCATCCAGACCTAACTAAAGAAGATAAGCGTAGATTTCAGTATATCACAAATTCCTTAAACCTTTCAGAAAAAGGGAAGGAGAGAATAATACTAAGCAATGAGAAGAAGCTAAAGAGTGTGTAGCTCTTCGTGCTTATACTCCCGAATTGAGTTCTCTACCATACTAGCTTCCTTATCCCTTCTATCAAGTAATCCTTGAGCATCTTTACCCCACAATCTTTTCATGTTTCTTAACTGCTCCGCAATGCCCTTGTAGTCCTTGTTTACGACTAGCGCTTTGATGTTGAACATCTCCTTTCGCCTATCACTACTAGAGTCTGTATTAGCCCCTCTATTGAATACAAGGGATAGGAGAGCACCAGCAGCATCAGGCATTAAATCATCTACACTTGGATAAGCAGATTCTACCTGTCCAGCAAACCTTTTTAATGTCTTATTTAGAAATACATCCTCAGCTATATTTAATGGAATAACTAAAGATGATACTGAATGAAGAGCATCATGCGCTTTTGTATTATTCAAGCCAGCAACACTTTGCAGTGCAGTAATTGTATCGGCAGGAAGTTTACTCCAGTCCGCTGCGATTTGCGCCTTTGTATTAAATCCAAGGTCATACCCTATACCTATAGTAATACCGCTTGCGCCACCTGGCCATGTAGGGTGTTGGTAGCTCTTTACATAAACAGCAGGGGAGCTGACCTCAAAGTATACAATTGCATCAATTGATTTTTGAGATATTATCATTTTGTAATTTTATCTATAATAGTATCTGGAGCAAATACTAATCCTATTCCTGTGGCTATAGCTATAGAAGCTCCAGTCCAGTCAGCTTTGCCTGTAAATACACTAGCAATTGCTGCTCCAATTACAACTACACCTATGGAAGTTGTTTTCCATCCTTTTGTTACGTTACTCATTATCTGTTATTTTTTATGTTGTTATATGCTCTTCTGTATTTAGCTTCTTTTAATAATTCAGGGTGGTCTTCAATTGCTATTTTAAATGCATTTTCATCTTTCAAGTATTGCTTAAGTTCTTCTCTCTTCCCCTCGCCATACAATGTCCAAAGTTTAAGTTGTGCCTCAGCTCCAGCATTTTTAAATTGCTTTACTTTTGTTGGTAGCCTTGAATCATTAATTACTTCCCCTATACTTTCATCACTAAATTTGGCTTTGTTCTTAAGGTTATCAGATACATCAATCCAATCCCTTCCTCTATGTAATTGGTCTTCTATCTTAGCCCTTGCATCTGCTCTTATTTTTTTATAATCTAATGGGACTTGGCTTTCTCTTACCCCAGGAATATTCATTTCTATATTCTCAATAAAACCAATAGCTCTTCTTTTGTTTACATTCCCTTCGCTATCTATATCTCCATTGTATCCCATTATTTTTGCAGCAGGCGCAAGTAAGCCTTCCCCTTTTGTTAATTTTTTAATATCAGCTGGTATAAATGATGAAACCTTATTGGCTGCATATTTTTTTAACTTCTCTTCACCTTGAGCTGCTTCTGTAATATCTGTCCCTGCTGTTATAAATGGAGACTCTTTAATTAAATCTAAACCAGCAGTTGCAGTTGCATTAATATATGATGGTGTTTCTCCTTTTTCTTTTTGTGCATCTGTTAGTCTTCTTATTGTTGCCCCGAACTGCATTACTTCCATAATAGGAGCATGCGCTAAAAATTTAGGGACATCATGACCAAAAATTCTTATCTCTCCATCCTTTACATCTCCTTCCTTTCTTTTACCTGTGTAATACCCACCAATACTTGCTGAACCAAAATAACCAAGTGCAAAGAAAGCAGCACCTACAGATTGCTTTTTCAACAATCTCATAAATGTATCTTTTTCAGATGGGTCTAGGTTATCTACGCCAGTCCATAAAGCTTTGGTAACTGCAATTGGAGCACCTGCAAGATATTCAGCTGAAGATTTAATATAGTTAGATGGAACTTTCACAATAGGAAATAGGAATCTTAATACTGTAGATGTCGTACCACTCTTATCTTCTCTGTCAAAATAATTTATAATTGATTTATAACCACCTACGACCATATTTTCACCCATAAAAATAGTTCTGTTACCATCTATTACAGCCTCAGATACAATTCTTCCATATACACTTGGGTCTGAAATATCCTCGCCATTTTTAATAGCATGTTCAAACCTTATTTCCATTGACCTATATACTTCACTTTGTTTAGGTAAATATTTTAGCATAGCATGTATTTGACCAAAGAAGTCATGCTCTTGCGGAGAAACTACTTTCTTACTGAAGCTAGTCTCTAATTCACCTTTATTACCTTGCCATATTCTTTTTAAATCATTAAGAGTAGTACTAACTTCTGTTCCGTCAGCAAGCTTAGTTTTACTTGAAAATATTTTAGTAATAGCCAGTGCCTCTGCTCTTGGATTGAATCCACCACCTTCTCTTGGCGCACCTTCAGCAATCTTTTTAATTCCTGGGATATGTCTTAATACAGAACCAGCCAATTCTTCTAGCGGCTTTGTCATCATTAAATATCCAGCCGAAGTAGCAATTTTACCAGCACCTGCAATAGAACTTAATAGAATAGACCTTTGAATTTTTAAGAACTTACGCATATTCTTTTTAGACTGCGGTTCATTATCCATCTCATGCTTTAGTCTGTCTCTTTCATACTGAAATTTCACATCTTCAAGCTTCTTCTTTAAATCCATAGATTCTGTATCTAATACTTGAGCCTGAATACTTTTCTTTGAATAGTCTTTATTCTTAATTCTTTCTTCGTAATCTCCAATTCTTTTATTGACATTATTCTTATAAGCAGCGAGCTTTCTTTTTTCAATTATACCAGCTTCCTTTTGAAGATTAAGTAATTCGACAGAGTACTGCTTTTTAATATCCTTTAATAATTCAATATGATTAGAAGTAGGGCCTTCGTTTTTAGTTACCTCAAGCTCATTATTTCTAATTCTAGCTTGAATCTTTGTAATAGCTCTTCCTAATGCATTTTCTGTTTTCTTAATTCTATTAGCGTCATACACACCGCTTTGCTTGTCTTGGTCTTCAATAACTTTCTTAAGTATATCTCTTGCAACAACTAAGTCATTTGCTTGAGCATCATATTCTACCTTGCTGACATTATCTCTTCTTTCTCCTGTATTGATTTGATTTTCTAGGTCAGTAATTTGATTAGATAGTCTCTTTTTGATACCATCTAGCGCTGACTTATATGATTTTTCAGAATCAGCATCCTTAAAGTTTGCCTTCTTTATTGCATCATTAAGCTTCTGCTGGTAGTTTCTTACCTCATTAGATGGTTCGTCTCTTTGTAGTCCAGTCTTAAGTGGTCTTATGTCATTCTCTGCATCTTCTATCTTAGATATTAATGTCAATTGTCTTCTCATATCTCTTAATGATATGTCTAAGGCATCTTTACTCATTTCTTTTACTACACCATATTGAGAAATGAAATCTCTTATCCCCCGAACTGATAATTTATCAATTACTGGTTGAAGGTCAGTATGCATATTATCAATAATCTCATTAGGGTCTGTAGCACCGCTGCTAACATATTCTTTAAATAAATCTTTTACAGCACCATGATATTCCTCTGGTATTTCATCTGCATAGTCTTTAGAAAACTGAGGCTTATTAGTATCTTCTATACCATTCTTAATAGCCATCATTCTAGCTATAATACTAGACTTCCTAGCTATGTGTGCATCACTACCAGTATCACCTTTCGTTACAGCTTTTTTTGCAACTGCTTTTTTAGCTTCATTTACTGCATTTGTTAGATTAGTTTTTACTTCATTCTTTTGCGCCTTCTCTAACTTATTTTGTAAGTCTGCAATTGTATCTGCGTATCCTTTTATTCTATCTTCTTGCTCTTTTGTAAGTTCATTAAACTTTCCCTTCCATGATGCTCCAGCCTTATATCTTCTTAAAAGATTTGGCAATGTATAGTCTTGCGCTATCATCATTGCTCTTGCAGCTAATGCTCTACCAGTTTCAGTACCAGCTAGGGTAGAGGCTTCATCATTATTATTTATTTTTTCTTCAATTACAGCTAAATCAAATTGCAATTCTTCTATGTCATTAGATTTATTTTTATAGGCTCTCTCTATGTTACTTAATGCTTGTAAACGCTCGTTAAACAACCTTGCTCTATCATATAATAGAATAGCATTTTCTTCAGCACTTATTGGTCTTGGTTCTTTTAATATTTCATTTACTAATGTTGAAGGCTTGAACTGACCTGTATCTACCTTTTCTTTAGCTCTATCAAATGTCTCTCCCCATGTTTCTTGACCTGCTTTTTCAACCATTTCAGTATTGAACATCTTCTTTCTATCTTCCTCTACTTGTTTATTTTTAGTAGAAGTAACAAAGTCGTTATTCATTTTAAAGATAGCAGAGTCGTATTCTTTTTTAGTAATTTTACCTCTTTTTAATAAATCTTTAAGTTTGTCTTCGCTTTCTTTAGAGAATTGTGGAGTTTCAGTTGGTTTAACTTCTTTGTTGGGTAGGGATTGTTCTTTAAAATATTTTTTTGCGTCTGTATATTTTTCTGGAAGCACTATTGATTTCTGTTCTGCAAATTGAAAATCATTATTTGCTTCATTTAGTAATGCCTTTCCTGCCGCTATCATTTCAGGATTGTTCTCAGATAAACCTTTCTTAGTTAATGCATCAGCAGTTTTCATTTTTTCAAGTGGTACATCGTTTATTCCTGAATAATTTACAACTGAATTTTGCCCTCTTGTTTCAGAAGATAATGCTACCTGTGCTAATGGTGAAAACATTTTACTGTGTTCTATCCACGCATTTTCTTCGCCATCTTTACCAAATTGATAGCCTTCTGTTGAATGACCAAAATAATCGTGTACTGCCCTGAATTTATCATTAGCTGTAATGCCATTTTTATCTGCCGTTTTACTGCCTAATAAAGTATGGTCATCTCCACCTTTAAATACCCATAGATGCCCGAAATTATGAACATCATCAAGCATCTCTGCACTACTTTCGTAATTGTGGTCGCCTTCGTGAAATTCTACTTTTATGGGGAGTGATTTGAATTGAGCATCTGCTTCTTTTGCTAATTCGGCATAAGACTTTTCTACTAAATCTTTGTAAGATTTAATGTCGGATTTTTCAAATAATTCTGGATGCTTTGACTTGTAACCATCAAATATCTGTCTTTCTAATTCTGTTTCCTTATAATCAGGAGAAGTTACATCTTGTAACTGTTGGTAGGTTTCGCCTATTTTAGTCTGTGCATCCTTATCGGAAGGCTTAAATTCGTGAGTTTGAATTTCGGGTAGCCCTGCTGATTTATTATAATCATTAGCAGCCTTTAATGAAGCATTAGTATCGGGTGAACTTATTTTTTCTTTTGCTTCCTTCCTTGAAGCTGCCTTTTCGGATTCAGGTCGGCTTCGCTGTCCGATAACATCTGTTCCGTTATACCGAACTTGCTCTGTATTTTTTTCAAGCGTTCCAGTTCTTTTGTTTTGTCCTTTATCTTTTCCATTTTGTAAATTTACATTATTATTTTGATTCCCTAAATTTCCTATAACTTTATTTTCTTCTTCAGTTGGTTTAACTTCTTCTTTTGTTTCAATTATTTTAGGCTCTCTAGTCATTGTAGCCTTCCCTTTATCTTTTACAAATCCAAATTTTTCGTAGAAACTTCTTAATTTATCCGCAGTTTCAAATCCTTTTGCTTTCATTTCTCCTATAAGATTAGGAGTAAGAATAAGTTTTACATTATTTTTATCTGCATTATCTACAACCATTTTCATTATTGCAGAGCCATTCCCAGTTCTTTGTCCTCTTTTTTCACTTACAACTTCGTCTATCTTTATTGTATTATCATCTATTTCTGACATTTTTACTCTACCAATTTGTTTACCACTTTCGTTTGTTACAGCATATCCACCTCTAATATCATCATTTGGAAACATAACTTCTGCATCATTGAAAAATGATTCTGTTTTATTAGTTGGTTTAACTTCTTCCTTAGAGAATTGAATTTTATCATTAGTTTTACTAAATTCTCCATTGTTGCCAATTGCAGATTTAATTTGAGTTGCTTTATCCAAGACAACTAATATACCACCTCCCATATCAATACCATCATACTTTTGTTCGCCAGCCTTGAAGTTTTGGTTTAAGTAAGTGAATATATCTCCTTGCACTTTTTTATATGCATAAGTACCTCTTAACTTAGCCTGTAAATCTATTGGAACATCTTTACTGTAATTTGCAAGTTTTTTAATATCTAAATAAACTGGAAATACTCTAGCAGCAGAGTTTTTGTCTATGCCAGTCTTATCCCATGGGTATTCTTTTACTGTTCTTTGACTATCATTTTCAGCTGCATAATTAGAGGCTTCTTTAGGGTCATCACTAAACCAAGCGCCATTTCTATTTATATTAAACTTTTTATAGTCAACATCTTTAGAAGTGCCATGATAATATACCTTTGGTTCTCCATTACTGTCTACTGCTTTACTTGCATTCTTAGGGTCATTTTTCCAATCCCCGAACCAATCCTTAAATTTTTCTGAGTTTGTTTGTTCTTTAGAGAATTGAGGTACACCTTCTTCTACCGCTGCTTTTAGTTCTGGTGTGATTTCAATTGATGGTTGAGTAGTAGAGAATCTTTCATCTCTCAATCTTATCAATTCAGTTGAAGCTTCTGTATGTGTACCTTCAAATACTAGAATTCTGCCATCTTTCAATACTTCCCAAATATTAGTTTGAGAATTTCTACTTAATGAATAATCACCTTTTTTATATTTTCCCCCATTATCAATCTCACTTTCAGTAATTACCCCTTCCTTGCCAGTTAAATCTTTAACCAATTGCTTAAATACTTTTCCTACCATTCCTCCTTGAGTACCTTCTCCATAAAAAGACTGCATGCCTTCTTTTCTAGGCATTGATGTGCCAGAATTTTCAACAAGCATTCTTTCCCAAACTCTGTCTGTAAGTTTTTTTACATCTTCTTTAGTTTTATCTCTTCCAATTACTCTTTGAATACGTTTTTCTAAATCTTCTTTTGAAGTTATAATTGTTCCATTCTCATATCTTCTATCTATAGAACCAGCTTCATTACCTGCAAATGCTTCTGCATCTGTTTGCTCATTTAATGAAATTTCCCATTTACCACGAGCTGCTTTAAACTCAAAGTCGTCAGGTTTTAATCCCCATTTATCTGCAATTCTTTGTATTTCACTTTTAGGGTCTAACCCTTCGCCAATAGATGCTAAGTTTACGATTTTATTTCCACGAATAACTGGCGCATTTTCTATATCTTTTATAACAATATCCCCACCAACTGGCTTTTGTATTGTCTTCCAATTAATTTCTTCTGAACCCCATCTTCCAAATTGCTGCTCTCCAGTAGTCCATGAAACCTTATCAACACCTTGAGCTACCGCTTCTTGTAAAGCCTTCTTTAAACTAAGCTTAACCCATGCATCTGTTTTAGTTACGTATGGAGCTTTACTTATAACAGTATTTTTTAATCCTTCTACTTGATATTTTCTATCTCGCTTAGTTGTATTAATAGATTGCTCAATCTTCTCTATATTTTCACTAGATTCTATTATATTGCTTTTATTATATTCAATAAACCATTTAATATTATTTTTTTCAGCTATTAACTTTTCAATCTCTGTGTTTATTTGATTATATTCTCTATTATTTTTTACTTTATCTAAGGCATTTTCAAATCTATAAATTTCATTATCTATTTTTTTAGTTCTTAGTGTAATTCCTTTTTTAAATTCTTGTTCTTCAGATGAACTTGAATTCTGTTGAAGACCTAGCTCTCCTCTTCTAATAAGCAATTCTTTCATTCTTGCCGTTTCTGTATTTAATTCATCTTGTTGTAATTTTTCTTTTTTATCATATGTTTGGTTTAAATCATTTAACTTTTTATCAAATTCTTCTCCAGCAAAACCTTGCTTCTTGCCTGATTGACCCCAGTCAGACTGAACCTCTTCAACGTGTAATACCTTTTTACCTTCTGCATCCACACGAGTATTCATACGTAAGTGTGCAAGGATATTAGGCTCAGAATAATGTGAAGAACGATATGATACTTCATTAGATTTTTCTAATTCACTTTTAGCTAAATCTAGTTCACTTCTATTGTAGTTACTACCATCGCTTTCATATATTTTTTCTAATTCAAGAACTTTATCTTGAAGTTTCATGTCTTTACCAGGTAATGTAATTAATACCTCTTTATAGTTCTCACCGCCTGGTAATGTATATTTATCATACTTAGTTGAACCATTCTTTTTAGATACATGTTCGTCTACGTATTCCTTTGCATCATCTTCATTTAAGAATAATTTGTCTGCATTTTCATTTGGCATCTTTAGATAAGTACTTCCATCTCTATCAACAGTGATATGTGCATACCCATTATCAACCTTAGCTACTAATCCGCCATCTTGTTCTTCCCATTTAGTTTCTTTAGTACCTTTAGTTACATCCTTTATTTCTATTCTGTTTTTCTTTAAGTAATCTAATATTTCTGGTTTAGTAACAGACTTTTGTGTTTTTAACCATTCTTCAATACCAGTATATTCTAACTCATCTTTAGTTATGCCTTTACCTTTCTTAATCATCGCAAGCATTTGCTCACCAGTACCTTTCTCTTGTTTTAATTCATTAATTCCATCTTCAATTGGCGAATAGAATCCGTCAACTAATTCAGTGTTTGGATTTTTAGAAAATTGTGGAACAGCTTCTGCTGATTTACCAACCATCTTTAATGCCTTAATAGTAACACCAGAAGTAGGGTATACTTGCTTCTCTCTATCGCTTTTGATATTAGTTCCAGTCTCTGGGTCAGCAAAATGTTCATTCCAAGGCATTCTATCTTGCAGAATATGTAATTTAACTTTCTGATTCATATCTACAGCTTTAATAGCCATAGGGTAGGACTCATGTTTGTCAGACCTTACAGGCTCAACCTTGCCACCTAATTCTATAATAGCATATACCTTTCCAGTTCCTTCACCTCTCAGCATTGGCTCTGATAGCATGTGTGAAAGGGATTGAATTACATTGGCTTTTGATAGCTTGAATCCGCCTTTAGTTTCACCCTTAAAATCTCCATTGTATAATCCATTTTTTAAGAAGTTTCCAAGTAATTGCTCAGACTTCTTACCTTTCATTCCGTCAACTACATTATTAATTAATTCTTCTGTAAAATTCTTTCTATCTGCAAATGTTGAATTATCTGGATTTAAAACTTTTTTAATCATAGTTCTAATATCATCAATAAACATTTTGTTATTTACTTCTGAAAGACCTAAACCAATTTTCTTAGAAGAGTAAGTAAAATCACCATTTTTATCAAGTATGGGTTCTTTTGTTTTTTTGTCAACAATTCTAGTTTTCTTTTCTTTAATATCCTTTGCGGCAGTAATTAAAGCTTTCTTTAATGTTGCCTCACTTAATTTAATATTATTGTCTAAAACTTTAGAAGAGAAAAAATCTAATACGCCATTAGAAGCTGTAGTACTTGATAATAATTTATCAGCAGGCGCTGAGGTTAATCCCATATAAATTTTGCCATCTGGATTCATTGCTAATGTTTCATTAAGCAACCTTGCCATTGATGTAGCAGCACCTTCAGTACTTGCCCAAAAGTATCCATCTTTATGAAATTTAATAGGGTAGTAAACTCCACCATTACCCTTAATAAGCATTTCTCCATTCTTTAAAATATCGCCTGTAAATGCATTGTCTGGAGAATGTAAGAAAATATATTTACCCTTAAAGTCATCTAACTTCTTATCATTTGTTATAAATCCGCCAGCCTTTAAAGCGTCAAAATCTTCTGTATTTTCTATATACCTAAATGTTGTTTTAGTTTGTCTATCACTAAAATCATTCTGTACAGAAAACTGTACATCATGATTAGTCAAGTCTTGACCATCACTAGATACAAATCCAGATGCTTTTAAGTCTCTTGTACTTATATCTTCACCAGTTTTAAATTTACTTGATACAGTTGTAGCTAAATTCTTTAATGCCTCAGCTCCCTCTGTAGTATAATTCTCAGATACTATCTTCATTCCTTCAATACCTAACGCATCTAATACCTTGTTAACACCTATAGTATCTAATACCTTTGCTATATAATTTCTTACTGCTTCGTAGTTACTTGCATCTAATTTAATAGTACCATCTGCAACGTGAGCAATAAAGTCTGTAATAGCCTCTTTCTTTCTAGTTACTTCTCCTACATATGATGCATCTGCTTTTGCTTGATACTTGTCAGCGCCAATTGTTTTTAATCCATCATAAAGAGTGTTTAACATCTCTGGATTATTAGCCGCTATAAATTCTAGAACTGGATGAAATATTTCATGACTAAGAGTCTCAGGTGTTGCATTATTCATGTTAATATGAATCTCTCCACTATTTGACATATAGAATCCCTTTCCTTTACTAGCATCTGAACTTGACGCACCAAATGCATCTGCCGCTTTTTGAAAACTTGCTGGGTCATCGTGAATGTGAAGAGATAAACTATTCCCAGTAGTCTCACTTACCAATCCTTTTACTGAACTAAATAATTGCTTTATTCCAAATAGTATCTTAGCTCTCTTACCTGTTTGGTCTAATTGGTCAACCTCGTCTATGTTATTCTCTGTAAATACTTTTGCTTTAGGAGGGTTAATCTTTGCCTCTATCATTGCATCAGCGGAGTCTATGTCTCCATTAGTAATATGGTCTAGGTATGTTTGTTTCTCTTCTGGTGTAAATGAATCTATTGCTTCTTCTTCAGTCATTTCAGTTTCCCCCGAACCGTCTTTTTTATCAGACTGTTGGCCATATATGTTATCTTCTTCAGCCTTTGTTTTTTTATATTCTGCATCTGCTTTAGTTCTCATGTCTTCTGGTATGTCAGACTTTAAAAACTCTTCAATACCCATCTTTCTAAGCTTAACAGCAAATAATTCTGATGCTTTTTTAGGATTTAAAAATTTACCATCCTTATCTATAAATTCAGTATTATCAAATATTTTAGAAAACTTAGTTACATTAGCTTTCATTTCTTTAGCTTGAACTTCTGTAATCTTTCCTTGTGAAAGTTGTGTATCAATAACCTTATTCATGCCATCTGGGTCAGCAGCAGCAGAGAAAATAGCAGAGTTAAACTCAGGCTTTAAGTTTCCTGTAACTGCTTTAAATCCAAGTCCTGCTAAACTAAATGTTAAGAAATTCTTTGCAAATTCATATCCAACTTGCTTAATCATAAGGGCAGGGTCAAGTTCTTTATCGTCAAGTTTTGCATTAATTATCTCAGCACCAGTTCCTGCTATTGACATAGAACCTGAAGCCTTTAATCCACCCATAACAGATTCTGATAATGCTGTTTTACTCATCACTGCTTCTATCTCTGTATCTGTTAATGATTTAATTGCATCACCAATTGCAGACTCAACTTTAAATACTCCTCTAATAGCTTGAGGTGTTTTTAATCCAGCAAAGAATGCTCCTTGTATTGCTGTTCTTCTAAGTGCAGTTAATTCTGGTGAACCATCACCTTCTTTTATTGCGCCTGCATAGTTCTCTTGATAAGTACTTGAAATCATACTTATAAAAGTATTTGTCATCTCACCAGCTGTGCCTAATTTAGACAAGCCTGCAATACTTCCAAGTCCTTCTGTTGCCATAATAGGTACAAGCATTGATATCATATCACTAATCCCATACGCTGCTGCTTTAAAAGACATATTAAGCTTTGGGTCACTAGGTATAAACCAAGTATCATTAGGCGCTTTTAATTTAGCATCTCTGTATGCTATTAATTTTTCTTCTTCAGTTTTATCTGAATGCATTATATCTTCTACTGTCTTCTTGAAGTTTTTTGTTATAGCATAATTTCCATTATTCATTCCTGAATTGCTTGGAATTAAATGTGTATCACGTTCATTTAGCTTATCATGTCCAAGTGCAAATAATTGCGCCTTGTAATTATCTGAATCATCTCTTCCTAAGGATGCGATTAAATTACCTGTTCCTATAATAGCATTACCAATACTTTGAGCAGTCTTTGCAATAAACCTAGGGAATCCAGTATGATTTTGTAATCCCATTATATCTTGACCCTCTAGTTGTGAATCAAATCTAGCAATTGCAGTATATGACTTATTCTCACCGCTTTGTATTTGTGAATACTCTGTTGTTAAAGTTTTTCTTTTGGTTAATAAAGAATTATATCTATCAACATCTTCATTAGTTCTTGCTTCATTATTTTTAATGTCAGCCATTGCGCCATCAATACCAGTAATTTGTTTTGATAAGCCATCTACTTCTAACTTTCTAGCTACATCTTCATAGCCTAATTTTGATTGTGGGTCTAATGTGTTTTTATTTACTGATAAACTATTGAACTGAGCTGCTTGTTCGGGGTTGGTATCTTCTAATAAGTTTAATGCTAATATCTGATTCTTATTTAAATAAGATGACCTTGGGTCAGCAGTGATTGCTTTTTCTGTTCCTGCTGTTCTACCATCATAGTTAGCAGCTGCATCTACTGAAAGACTTGTTAATAATTTCTTCCTTGTAGACTCGTCATCTGCAAAGAATTCATTTATTTTATCTCTTAAGTATTTATTATTTTCTCTTGAACCTGCATAGTCAAGATTAGCTTGAATATGAGGCGCTATTTGTGTATTAAAGTCGAATAGTGGATTGTTTTTGTCTGTAGCATCTTTAGCTTTTAAAGCCATAGCATTAGCCAATTCTCCTCCCCAAGTATAGTGGGCAATTTCTCTACCAAATTGTGTTGGATTTGTTTTCTTTAAATCTAATAATCCTTGTGCGTTAAAGTCTTTACTTCTTTTAACAACTTCTGGTAACTCTGAAATAGCTTTTATATCTTTTTCATCATAACTAGAATTAGCCATTTCAAATTCTAAGTCTTTTAATTTTGTATTATCGTAAGGAGTAGTAATCCCAGGCGCACCAGTACCAGCACTAATAGGCATGTCTGCTGTCTTCTTTGCTGCACGCTCAGTTACTAACTGATTATAGACATTAAAAGGGTCTAGATTAGGCTCTTTAGGCGTTGTATTGCCTTGGCTAAAAGTATCTGTATTGAATTTATCAAGCCCCGAAGGTGATTCGGATGGGGAAGATGCGATTGTAGAAATTGATGAACCATCTTTTTTTTTTACGCCTAAGAAACTATCAAATTCAGCAGCGTCTTTAAAGTATCCTTTATCTGATACTTCTGATTTAAAATAATCATTTGAATTCTTAGGGTCTGATATAAAGGTTCTAAATTCAGCTTCATCTTTAAAATATCCTTTACCTGCTACATCAGAGTTGTAAAAATCTTTGATGTTATCTTGAACAGGTTCTTGTGTGCTCTCTATTGGTGTATCTTGGTTTATATCTGGCATTATTGGTTTGTGGCTTTTTTATAATCTGCGAAATTCCCTTTTGGATTAGCTTTTTTCCAGTCTGAAAATGTATCTGCTGTAGCCGCTGGTTTATCAAGTGTTTTTGGAGTGTTCCAAACTTTACTATTAAACCCTTCTTTATTATGTTCTCTTAGCAAGATTTTATAATTTTCTACACTAATTGTCTTTTCTAACTTAGACTCTTTTATATTATTCCCTGAAGCGTCTAATACATCATCGCCTTTTGCATCTACCTTAACTCTATCTCTATAAAGCATTACATTATCTCCATTTATAATAATCTTATCTGCTGGTATAAATTCTTTACCGCTTTTAAGTACATTAAATGCCCCGAGCTGTCCTGTCACATCATTATTACCATTCTTGTTTTGAGACTGGATATAGTCAACAGTATACATAGGATTGTCGGGGAAGTGAGATGTATCAGGAGGATTAGCAGAAGATGGTGGGTAAACATTTATACTTGACTCTTTATTTTTAGATGTACCACCACCTAGATTAGTTAGGGTATGAGTCAACATTATTCTTTGCAATTGACTCATAACGCCAGCATCGTTTATATCTATTTTTTCTGGTAGACTAAAACCTTTAGGCATTTCTCCCATTAAAGTTTTTAATGTCTTACCATCATCATGTGCCCATGCATCATTATAATGATTAGCAAATGCTATTGCATCTCTCTTTGTATCATTACTAATAAATGCATTGCCAAGCATAGGCTTAGAGACAGATTCTTTTATAATTCCATTTACATCTGTATCTAGTTCAGGCTGACCAGTCAACTTATTAACTCTTTGGTATGATGGTTTGTATTGAACATCTTTTACTACAGTATTTCTTTTTATACCATTTTGTTCAGTTACCGTAGCATTTGTTGTAGTAGATGGTGATTCTTTAATTAGAGTAGCTGCTGCTTCTTGACCTGCACCATATCTTGTAAGTGTATGTGCATTTGGGTCACTTAACACAGAAGAAACATAATCTGTTGTGTCATCAATTTCGTTTGGTAATTTTTTTATTGGCTTGCCATTTGCATCTGCTTTATATAAAGCTTTGCCTAAAAACATAGTTTTAAATTGTGCAACATTTAAATTTTTTCTATCAGCTTCGGGTAAACTTTTAATATAATCATCAGCCTGTTTATCTAAAGCATCAAGCTTATTTCCATAAGAAGCTGCTGCTTGAATTTGTGGTTGAAAAGTAGAATAAATAGTGTTACCATCAATACCTTTTAACCTTGCCTCTGTAATGCCCTTTAAGATTCCAGGCATATATTCGTCCCTTGCAGTATTATTCTTTACAGTGGTATACATCTCGCCAGATAAAGCTTTTGACGCTTCAAATTGTTTGTCAGATAATTCTTTTCTTCTAGCTTCAGCCATTTTTGCATTCTCAACATCTAACTGCTTTTGCTGCATATTTTGTTTCTGGATGTTATCACCCAAATCCATATATATCTTTGATGCGTCATCATTCAACGTTATAGGAGCTACTCTAGTTTCTTGTGCCATATTATCTTTTAAAAATTGGTAGTTGAGGCATTCCTGCTAAAGGGTCTACTGCTGCTGGCATTCCGCTAGACATTTTAGCAGCCGCTGCACCAGCACTTAATAATCCATTTCCTACATTCTGCCAAGCATTTACTCTTGTTTGTCCAGCTGCGTTTTGAAGGTTTGCACTTGAATTAAATGCAGTCATTGCGTTATCATAATTCATTTGGTCTTGTTGCTGACCCATTCCATATCCTTTATATAAATCTTGTAATTTATTTTCTCTCATACCATAATTTTGCATAGCAAATTGGTTGATTGCATTGTTAGCTGAGTCATTGTATTTCTGAGTCATTGCTAATAGGGTAGAGGGGTCTAAGCTTGCACTCTTTGCTGCTGCGAAAGCATTAGCTTGACTTCCAGCAATACCTCTTTGCTGAGCCGCTAAGAAGGGATTCTGAGAGTTTAATTCACTCTTTGCTTGGTCAATCATCATGCCTGGGTATTGACTACCAGAAGACTTCGGAACTTGACCTGCAAGTGTTTCCATTTTATTTGCTGCTTTACCAGCCTTACCAGCGGCTATGCCGTTAGCTACTGTTCCTGCTGCAAGTCCTACTGCTGCTGTTCCTGCTAATGCTGCCGATGCGCTTAGTCCTAATACTGCTACAAATGCCATTATTCTATATTTTTAATATTATTAATCAAAGGATTTACATATTTCTCTATAACCATATCCTCAATCTGTTCTAAGTCTTTTAAATTATCAGGATTGTTATGGAATGTTGTCCAAGTACAATCTTCTAATATGTATGCTACTCGTCTTGTTCCTGCCTTTGTTATACCTGTATATGGCGCTTCTATTTCTACCCACGAACCGTCATCTATTCGCACTGTAAGCTTTCCCTTTGACACTACATAAGGATGTTCTGTCTTATGTATCTTTGATGTAACAAGTGCACCCTTGGGCATTATAATCTCTCTTATATACATACCATCTGTGAACATATGTACCAAAGGGCAGTCTACAGATTCAAGATTATGAACAATAGCTGCTTCTAATTCATCAAATCTTTCTTCGCTAAGAATATCTAATACTTCGCCAGTCATTAATACAGTTTTGGTTAAGCAAAATTCATGCATTAACTATCCTAAATACCTAATATTAGGGGGTGAATTATACCGACTGACCTCTAGATGGGTCGAAGTTTATATCCACAAATTTCAATTGCTTTATAGTAGTTGGCTGTGTATACACAACTTGAAGTTTTAATGCTTCTGCTCTTATTTTATCACCAGTTAATAGGTTGATATTATAGTCAGAACTGCCTGTGTTCGGGGATAATCTATCTCTTAAAATTGGCGCATACCACACACCTTCTAATGACTTAAAATCATCAGAAATGAGGTCAGAACTTTGTACGTTTGGTACTTCAGACCTCAAATGAATCCTGTCTGGCTTATCACCTTCAACAGCTATGCTATCATAAGACTTAATGCTATTACCAGCTTCGTTATGAACAAATGCAATTGCACTATCATAAGATTTACCATACCAAGTATTAAACACGCTACTATCGTGCATGTATATATTACCAGCGCTGAACGTAACTAGCCTATTTGAAACCATTGTTAAAGATTCTGGGGTATAGCTATACTTAGATGTCCACTTATTTATAGTAGGCTGAAAAGCAAGTGTACCTCCTTGTCCATCATATGGGTCGTATAATGCTCTTAATACTTCCGATATAGTAATCACATCTGCTATAGCCGCACCTGCTGTTATATGAAGAGTGCTAGACCCTGTTATTGGCATGAATACTCCTGTTATTACTTCTCCGTTATATGTTGCTGTTACGCCTGATGGTAGCTTATAGCATTTCCCCGAACTGAAAGTTGGAGTAATATTAGTAGAACTATCAACCGTTACTGATTGAGTAGATAGTACCATGTCAGGCAAAGTTGTATTTAACATACTTGATGTACTTTGGACAACAGTTAATAATACCTCTTCATGATAAGGGTCAATACTCATCAATACTTGTGAATTATTTTTTAAAACAAGGTCGCCTAATCTTACAAAATATTTTCTCATCTTGTAATCTGAAATAGGGAATAAGCCATTATTACCATACCTAACTACAGAACCTTTATTTGCATCAAACCAATATACATCGCCTTCCCACTTAAAAACGCTTTCGGGGTTTACCGTACCATAAGAACCTTTCAATGTATTTACTTGTCCAATAACGCCAGTAGTTTTTGCTATGAAGGAAGCTCCAGTAGAATCAAATATCTGAGATTCACCTAGATAAATAGAAGTAGTTTCACTTAATCCAACCGCTAACATAACAGTACCTTCTTGTTGAACTTTACTTGTTAAAGTAATCTTTTGTATACCATTTAATTCAAGTGGAAGCTCTGTATCATTTAAAGATTGAAATGCATTTAATCCATTAATTTTAGTACCTATTATAATAGGGTCAGAAAACCTTATTGAATTCTTTTTATTAGTCTGTGATAGACTTGTTATAATATTTACCCAGCCAGTATTAGTCTGCCACTCCTGCCAATAGGTAGGATTAGGATTCATTGTCTCAATAGAATAGGTATTTGGAGTATATACTACAAACGTAGGGTATATGTCTCCTAATAATGAACCTGTTAAAGTACTGTAACTTCTACTTGATGATAAAGCATTTGATATTTTCATTAATGAACCTGATTCAAAATATGGCTCAGTTACTGATGCTTGGTATGGCGTATAAATCTCATAAAGCATTTCTGATGATGAACTTAAAGTTCCTACATCTGTAGGAGAGAGCATTAAATACTTTCCATCTTGACCTAATATTTGCAAGTTGTATTTATATTCTACACCTCCATCTACTCTTGTTAACTTAACTAAATCTCCCGCTTGATATGTATAACCACGACCTCCAGATGTTAGCCTAGTTAAATCAATTGTTGTAGCATAAAATGTTCCTGCTGCATAACTACCGCCTGCATGAACATAAGAGGTAACAGAAGGAGTTCCAGAAGTAGCTGTAGTTGTTGTCTTAGTTGTGTAGTATACAGCTAGAGAATAATCTTGTATAAAAAATCTAGTTAATAAACTTTTAGTAATATTTATTTGATAGTAAGCAGCCCAACTAGGAATTTCATTTAAGGCATTAGTATTAGATAAAGTCCAATCTATTGTATTAGAAAAAGTAGTTGCATTAAAAAGTCTTGCTGGTATTGTAACTTTAGGCGCTTGTTTTATAGCAACACCTGATTTAATTCCAGCATCTACTACACCACATTTTCTTCTAAACCTATCATAAAAAGATATACCAACACTATAGGTAGAGCCAGACTTAAAAGCTGAAACTCCATCTAGTGCGTTAGATGGTTGAGTTATTACTGTTGTTAATCCTGTAGATGTGTATGTTGGAACATAGCCTGTATACATGTTCCAAGAGCCACCAACCGATGGGCTATAATTTCTCATATACCAATATGCCAAGTTTACTTCTGTATTGTATACAGTTGTTGCATTTGATTCTAAATAAGAACCAGCAGGAGTAGCAGTATGAAATGCAGACAAATAAAAGAAACATGTTTTAGGTGTATTTGCAGCATTGTATGCATAGTAAATATTCTCAGTATGATTAGTTCCTCCAAGTGAATACTGTAAAGTCATATATTTCCATGTACAAGATACAGTTCCGCCAGAGGTAGGCGTAAGTATACTAGGCGATACAGATAAGCTTGAAACAGTTGGAGTTGAGTATCCATTTGTATTATTAGCTAAAAACAATCTATTCTTAGCAAAAGTAAGTGTCTTACTTATAAGAGGTACATTATGAAAAGATGTTCCAGCTTGAATAGTATCTACTGCAATACCTATAACATCATTGTAATAAACAAAAGATAGTTCCGCTGTAAAGTCATCTTTAGTCCTGTCAAAAGTCTTAACTATAGTTACATTGCTATCATCATTAATCTTTACTATAATGTCTATTGTGCTAACATCTTTTGGTATAATTTCTAATGAAGGAATTGTTACGGTAATGGCATTATTAGTACTAAGTGCACCAGAGTAAGCAATAATATCACTATGTGTAGATAATGCAGAAATTTGATTATCATTATAATTATACTGATATAAGAACTTAAATGAAGATGCCTTTATATAGTTATTAGTATATGATGAATCATAAAACTTAGTTACATTCAAGGCAAATAAAGGAGGAGCTTTTATGACTGTAGTTTGCTCGAATGCTAAAGGATTTGTATATGCAAAACTAGCAACGTAAGTTGGGTGGTTCATTTTTATCGCTGCATCTGCATTGATTGACCTTGGGTCAGAAGTACCATTTGTCCAGCATAATAAACTACCTAATATATCTATAGAGTGAATGTAATTTGTAAAATTCAATGAATCAGATGCGCTAGGATTAATAGTTATTTGTGCGTTAGTAATTACTGTATATATTAAATCAGCTACACTATCATAACAATATATAGCATTACTAGCAGCAGTATTATTCTTTACAAAAAAGAATACCCTTCTATTAGCTAAATCTTCTATAGAGCCTATTACTGTATTTGTTCCAGCAGGTAAAGCAAAAGTAATTACAGTTCCTGAACTATTGGTTGTTCTATTCTTTAAAGTATTCCCTTCAATATTTGTAATTGCACCTACATTACCATTCTCACTTGTGACAAAACGAATGTTTAAAGCACCGAGGTACGAATTTTTTTCAAGCAACACTGGCAGGGAATCCGTATCTAGGCCACCGATTAAATGTTTTTTTGAAATCATTTAAATTAATTTTTTATTGTTGGACCGTAACCTCTAGCTAAGCTTCTTCTAATATCTATAACATCTATTGAATTCATTCGAGCCCTTAAAATTCTAAGTTGGTTATAAAATTCTTCTTTAACCCATTGCTTTTCACTAATATTAAATTGTCTTCCATGTTCTTTTGCTTTCCAAAATATGTACGCCTTAATTGCGTCTACAGCATAGGGATGTACTGTATTACTGGCATCTGTAGATAAACCATCAGTGATGTAATCCATAGTGATGCTAGTATCAGTAATAGTCTTATCAAATTGTATTTCACTTCTTTCTCTTAATATGACAAATGAATTATTAAAAGCAGGCGTATTATTAAACATACGTCCTAAATGTTCTCCTTTATCATTGATAAAATTAGTATACCATAACCCATCCCAATTTGTCGGTGTTACGTTAACATTTGTATCACCATAAGAAATCTTATTACCTTGTGCGTCAAAATTATTTAGTCTATTATATACGTCTCTTTTTTCGCCCATTGAACTTATAAATTCTCCTTGCTCGTTACCTACTCTTATATAATCTACAAAGTCATTAGGTAGGGTAGCAGCGAAATAACTATTCACAGGAAGTCTAACACTCTTTACATTCTGCATTACATCCATATTTAATTGGCGTAATGAATCAACACCATATGTTAGATATTGTAAATACCAATGAAGGGGGTATTGCTTTTCAGCAAGTGCGCTTCTGACTATATTGTCAAGTGTGTATGCTTTCATTATTAATTATTACTATCGTCCACTCTATCAGCCTGTGGAACTGTGATTAACATTTTATATACTGCCGAAACTACAGCTGCTTCTTGGTCTGCTGAAAGTGGAAGCAAATCATAGTTACCTAGCTGACTTAAATCAATTCCTACAAGTCTCATATAGACTGAAGTAACGCCAAGAGCTGGAAGATTCTGTGTAAAGATTACATCCTTGCCAACGACCTCATATCCGATTAAACCCGACAAATCTCCTAACAATGCAACTGGACTTATAATACCAAACGTACTTGATGGGATTGGGATGAATGGATTGTTTATTTCATTTGTTTTAGATACATGAAGCACGCCCATATTCCTTGGTAGGTTAATAGGCATAGCAGGTAGGGTAGCCTTACTTAGAGTTGACTTATAGGTTGCTACAGCGACATTATCATAACTAAAAACCATACAGTTATTTGGAATGGTATCTCCTTCTGGTAGGTTGACCTGAAAATAATCGGCCTTGAGTAATTGGTTTGACACTTGTTCAACCAATAACATAATATCATTCATATGCACACGAGCACTAATACTTGGATTCCCTTTTAGTAATCTTTGTATCTGCTCCGATATTTTATATTTAGTAGTACTCATTAGTTATTCTGTTGATTCTTGTTTTCTGCAAATGTTATAACATCACTACTAGATGTGCTTAATCCAAAGTAGCTAAGAGACTTAATTATAATGCTAGTTATGTCGCTATCACGCCACTCTAATTGTGTACTGCCAGTTGGGTTGGAAGATGAATTATATGCGCTAGAAACGTATGTAATAGTCCTTCCTGATGGGGTATACCCGAACTTAGGAACTGCTGGTCTACGGAGATAAAATAGCTTTCCAATCTGAACTGTATTATCTGGGAATAATTGAACAGCATTGGCGCTATTCATAATACATATAGGGTCGTCTTGGCTCACAGGTACAACCTGAGATTCTAATCTTGGGATTAACTCTTCTTCATTCAGTACTTGTACAGCGTTATATATATTTCTTCCTAATGCGCTTGAATAAGTTGTAGTATATAAAGACAACAAATATAGGTAATCCGCAGGCGCAGTAAATACGCCAGTAGATGAAGATGAGAATGTATAACTTGATTTAAACGGACTTAAAGCATCGTTAATTCTTTGAGTAGCACCATATCCTAATAGCGGCATGTGACTTGTATCAATATTCGCTTTAGGAAAATAGTATTCATTAAATTGAGCAAGTTGGCACTTATCTAAAACCATATCTATTTCTTCGTGAGATAAGTATGAATTCTGCTCCTTATTCATACAAAAGTTTATGAAGGTATGGATGTCTTGAATTGTCATAAATTAACCAACTTTAATATAGTGAAGCGGAACTTCCATACGGCTAGTAATGCTATTACCCCGAATATTTCCCACTTTAATTTCGTATTTGCTGCCTTAGATTCTTTAAGGCTTTTCTTCGTCTCTGATATAACTAATGCATTGAAACGTATTGTATCGTCCTTTTTAGATATGTCTGACTTTAAGATAGCTTCAAGTGATAGGTCTCTTATGTTATTGGTCTTTATTACTGTTCTTATAATCTCTTTAGTAGAATAGTTTTGTTTGTATGTTAATACCCCCGAACTGACTCTTATTGAAGTACCATCTTTAAACGTAGAATCAAAATCTTTACAAGGAACGCTAATTGTATTTGTTGTAACTGAGTCTTTAAATATGATTGAATCTTTCTTAGTTTCAATTGTTACAGTGTCGTTAATGCAGTACCCTCCACGAATTACGATGTCTTTAACTTGATTAAATTTAATAGGGTCTTTTAATACACTTTTAACTGGATTACAGGCAACTAGAAATATGCTAATTATTAAAATAAACTTATTCATTTTCTTTTTTGAATCTTTAATTCATCTGGCTTTATAAAAATCTGTTGTGCGTACGATAACTCTATGTTTCCGACTCTTCTTTCTAGTTCGTTAAGCCTAATACCATTTTCAGCTTTAGAAGCTAGAAGCGACTTTACATCTGAACGGATTTCTGTGATTAGAGAAAGGGCCATAACCCCAATAATGGTTATCAATACTGGGGCTATGTAAGCCTTAATTTTTTGCTCAATAATTTGAGTCATTTCTTTTTAGTTTGTAAAACAGCTTAATATCTGAGCTTTGGCTATGATAGTCATTTGCTCGTTATTGTTAATTAGCTCTTTAATTGTTATGACACCTGCTGCATCTAGTTCAACCTCTTCACCAGCATACATTTTTTGTGCCCAATTGAATAGTTTTAGAGCATCACCCTTGCCTGAAAAAGCGATTTGATTTGCTAACAGCTTTCCAAGGGTAATAAATTCTCCGTTTTCATCTTTAATCTCAGTGCCATCTAGGCCCTTTAAGTTTAGGTTAAAACTTGTCATATGTGTTATTTTGGTTATTAATAGCAAAGTTAATTACTATATATCTATAATAGATAGATAATACACCTTGAAATATATGGGTAGAATTACTTAAGAATCATGTAGTCAGAGGCTACATTATTGCCTTCATCTTGCATAATAGACCTCATCTGGTTTATTTTACATCTACTTACCAGTTCGGGGTATACCCACCAATCTTCATATGGGGTATATTGGTCAGGCGATACATTATTTACGACTAATTCATAGCCAAATGATTTAAGGTATTCTCTAGCTTTACTCATTTTGTTTTTATTTAATTCCAAGGATTTGGTAGTACGATGTCTGTTGGATTTTTTAATAACTCAATCTGAGTAGTAAGGTTGGCTTGCATATCGGTAACAGGTAGAACTGATTCTAACCATCCGATTACTTGAGCTTCTGTTACATCAGCATAAGGAGCGAAACTTTGGGGGTTAGGTTGCTCTATACTTGTTGAACCATAATTATCTATAAGGTATGTTTTATCATCTACTATTTCAGTAGCTTGATAGCGCCAATGGATGCAAGAGATTACATCTTGCATACCATCTAAGTTTATTTTTGAATCTAGTTGTGAAATCCCCCATTGAAATGTTGCCATATTATTTATTTTTATTTTGTAGCTACTTTGATTCTAGTTTGATTAATCTATTAGATAGTTCTTCTATTTGTGCTTGTTGCTCTTGCATACCTTTTACTAATGCTGCTATAAATGGTCTATCTTGCAATCCTATAAATCCATCATTTTCTACATATGCTTGTGGAATAAATTCTTTTACCTCTTGTGCAATAAATCCCAAAAGTTTATTGCTACTATCTTCATCTTCTTTCATTCTAAATAAAGTAGGCTTTAACCCTAAAATAGCATTCAATCCTATTGTAGATTGTTCAAAATCTTTCTTTTTATTTATATCAGATATAGCAGTATAAACACCTGTAGACCTTGTATATTGACCTGTAACACCACTTATATCATTATAAAAATTTAAATATGTATTATTATCTGCATAAAGCCCATAGTTAACAGATAAATCTCTTGCTTGAACATATAAAATAGCAAGACTACCTTTAGAGATAATAGCACCATTACATTGCAACATATGAGAAACATCAGATGTCGTATTAATTAATAAATGACCCAAACTACTAATTCTTATTTTCTCTCCAGTAGCATTAGTATAAAATCTTATGTTGTTATCAGTTTCACTAAGATATATAGCATTATTTCTATTACCATTTGCAGTTAATGCTAGTCCTGCAGAACCACCCATTAAATATAAATATCCATTAGAAGAATAAGAAGTTAAAGTATTATTATCCGTTGTAAGAGTTGAAGTAGTTGAGAATAATATTGAACCGTCTGTTCTAATTCTCATTCTTTCGGTATCACCAGTTCTAAACGCTAATGCTGTATTAGAGTTTATATACCCATTATCAGCACTTCCTATATTTCTTAAATATATTGTAGATGGTGTTGTAGATGAAGTGTTAACCACTAATCCCCAAGAACTATCTTGTTCTGCCCATAATTTACCAAAACTTGGATTAGCACCTATACCTACATTACCCCCACTTGTAATACGCATTGTTTCAGCAGTATTATAAAATACTAAATTTTTCGCAATACCGCCAGTTGAAACTGATTGTATGTAAGTACTATTTGCATCCAAATCACCCATTTGCAAAATGTTCGCATTACTATCATTACCAAATCTTACTAATCCTTTTACGTCTAATTTGTAACCGATTGTAGGACTACTTGTACCTATACCTACATTACCTCCACTTGTAATTCTCATTTTTTCAGTCAAGCCTATGTTAGCTGTAAAATTTTGAAATATTAAACCTCTTTGGTCACCAGCACCATCTCTAATTGAGTACATACCAGCATAAGTAGTTCCTGTACTTTGACTTGTAATAATTGGTGAAACTGTATTTTGTACACCAGAATTTTCAATACTTAATAAAGTTTGAGGATTAGTTGTTCCTATACCTACATTACCACCACTTGTAATACGCATTGCCTCCGCAGTAGCATTAAATGTAATATAACTACCAAATATATTCATTGGAGTAAAAGCACTTGTACTTCTATTATAGGTAAAAAATTCTCCCGTAGTTGTGTTAAATTCAAACCCATTAGCACCTCCATTAGATACAACTAATTTTTGTTGTGGGCTTGTTGTTCCTATACCTACGTTACCACCACTTGTAATCGTAAATCTTTCAGCATTATTTGTATTATCAAATATTCTAAATCTATTATTTGCATCTACTATTTGTAGTAAATAGTTATTTGTTGCACCTTTTAATTTTATGTTTGCATCTGCAAAACTAGCGGTAATTATACCACCTGCCGTTACACTACTAGAGAATGTAGCTGCTCCTGATGAGGCTATCTTTAAAGCACTTGTTGCACCACTATTACTAAAAATCATTTCACTTGTAGAACGCTTATATGTAATAGCACCACTATCAGAACCTGCTGCAATTAAATTAAGTATAGCATCACCACTTGTATTTGTTTGAATATTTAATGTTCTATTACCACTTGCACCACTCAAAGAAACATCTCCACTAAACGTTGCACTTGTTCCATTGAAAGAACCTGTTAATGTACCACCTGATAAAGGAAGGTAAGCAGATAAATTAGAAGTTAAAGCCAAAGTACCTGTTGCACTTGGTAAAGTATAAGTATAAGTTCCGTTTCCTATTGTACTTGAAAAGTTTACATT